GTTTTCAGCCTCCAGCTCCTTTAAGCGTTTGATATCCGAAGTTTCCATTCCGCCGTATTTTTCCCGCCATTTATAGAAAGTTGAATTACTTATGCCATATTTACGGCACAGTTCTTTAACGGGAATACCCGCTTCAGCTTCTTTTAAAATAGCCACGATTTGAGTTCAGTCATTTTTTTCATAATTAATCCCCTTTACTTTTATCATAGGAATTTTCTACTTTTTTGCTGTACTCTTTTAGGGGATGGTTACAGTATTTGATGAAAAATACAAAATAATTCAAGTATATTTCGGTGGGCGTTTAAATAGTGGATTTAAGTGGACTTCTATGGACAACTGTGGAATTTGCCACAATAAAAAGATGGCGGAAGCGCAGAGATTCGAACTCTGGGAGGGTCGCCCCTCGCCGGTTTTCAAGACCGACCGAAAAGTTTTAATTATCAATTAGTTATAATGAAAAGTTGTAATATACAGTAGTTTTTTGCTTTAAAAGAATCGTTTTAACACAACGTGTTGCGAATCTATATTTTTATATATTACAACCTAATTTGTCACTTTTGGAATGTTTAATGTCGGTGATTTTTTAACTTTGCGATCATATACTAAAACTTGCGATTCTGTTTTATGTCCACTAAATAATTGTTTGTCTTTTGTTCCACCTTCGTAGTCTGATATTCCTTTGGCCTTTAAGTCGTGAAACGTGAAGTTGATTTTATACCCTAACTTTTCTTCGGCTTTCTTTTTATCCTCATTCCAATGTTCGTTAAAATTTTTGTAGCTATACGCTTTGCCCATTGAATTTAATATTAAAGGTGATTTTTTTGTGACAGGAGGAAAATGTAGTTTAGCGAAATCAATTATTGATCTGAGCCTGTCTGTCCATAATTTTATTTGCCGAGTTCCTGTTTTGCCTTGTTTCACATAAATACCTTCCTTTGATATTTGTTCATGCGTTAACTTTAGGATGTCTCCATTCCTAACTGCACACAGATACGCAATTTCCATAGCTATTTTTACCGCCGGTCGTGCAACTTCTAACATCGCATAATATTCTTTATCGTCTGCATAAATATCTCTACTAACAACCTTTAATTTAGACACGCCTGCGCAAGGGTTTGCTTTAACGTAGCCACGTTCGTACCCCCAGCTATACACGCGAGACATGCTGGCTTTTTCGTGATTTGCTTGCGTTCTGCTTTGTTTCCCTCTCAAATCAAGATATTTCCAGACGTCCTCGGGTTTTATGCGATCCGGATCAACATTACCAAAAACCTTTAACAGTTTTTTGCTATGTTGATGATAATCTTTTTGTGTTCGCGGCGCTAAATCTGCAAAATACGCACTATCTAAAAATAAAGCCCATAATTTTGAAAACGTTAATTTGTAATGTGTTTTTGCTATTTCGTTGTTATATTTAGCCCACAGCTCAGACATGCTAGCGCTGAGCGGGCATAATGTGATTTTTTTTCCGTCCCTCGGCTGATAAACATATGAATATTTATTTTTATAAACTCGTTCAGGTAATTTATTATCAGCCTTATTTTTTCTGCTTCTACCCATGTTATAACGCCTCAAAGTTAGGAGCTTGATTGTTGATTATTGAATGATTAATTTGAGATGGGGATGTTAATGTTGAGCGTAAAACTATCGGTTTTTTTGCTCCGTTCACGTAGTGCTCTATGTTATTTTTTTCTAGCCATTTTATTTGTTTGTTAGCAAGTATATATCCCGTTAATTCTATAAGTTCTGTTTTTGTTAAATATATTGATTTCGCCATAATTACCTCTAATTTTCATCTCTCATCAACAAATAACACTCAGTAATTGTCTGTTATTCACAGTAAACCCTCTTTTTAACTTTACCGTACCCATCACATTTCGGGCATTCAATCTTAAATCCGCTATCTATTTTTTGCGCTAGATATCCAAGTCCAAATCCGCATACTCCCATCATGTGATCGATAATTCTGCCAGATCCTTTGCACCGCTTGCATTACAATCATGGCAAACTACTGCAAAGCAAACGCCCTCTCTGAGAGGCTCTGGAATATCTTCATTGAGACTATAATCAATATCATCAATGAATGAATATTCACTGCCACAAAATGGACAGGGTTTTAATTGTTTTGTCATAATTGTTTCCTCTTAATAAATGACATCCAATGAGTGTTTGAACGCTTACCGCTGATGTGTCCAAATACCGGTTTATATTCTGTTAGTGCTAAAATTTCTTTAACCGGTATGTCTGTTTCGTTCCATTTAAAAATAAGTGTTCCGTTAGTTTTTAGCACTCGAAAGCATTCACTAAAGCCTTTTCTTAAATCATCTTGCCAAGTTGACTTATTAAGTTGTCCATATTTTTTGGCTAGCCAACTTTTGTGGCCAACTTTGATTAGATGAGGCGGATCGAAACAAACTTGATAAAATGTTTCATCAGAAAAAGGCAGGGCGGTAAAATCGACTTGCACATCTGGATTGATATCTACTACTCGACCGTCGCATATTACGTGACTCTCATTTCGCTTATCACAAAACAAAACTCGCTCATCGAGTTTGTTAAAATAGAACATGCGAGAGCCACAGCAAACGTCAATGACGGGTTTATTGATGTTCATTATTATTTCCTTTAGATAATAGAAATCGCACGCCAAATAATCAGCGCAGATATTTGTAATAAATTAATAGAATAGGGTGGTTGAAATAAAGCGCGTAAGAGAAACCGCCGAGGCGGTTATATTATTTTGTGTCAATAAACGGCAATGTTGAATTCGGCAATACAGTGGCAGGTAGTTTCCCGTCCCATTTTTCTGCCTTTGTTAATTCAACTAGCGCAGAGTTAGCTTGTAATGCTTTTGTTTTAGCTGTGATTGCTTTTGCCTCTGCCTCACCTCTTAGAATTACAGCTTCAGCTTCGGCTTTCGCTTGTGCTAACGTACTATCAGCGATTGCCTGCGCTTTTGTAACCGCTATTTCTGCTGTGATTTTTTCTTTCTCTAAATTTTGTTTTTGAGTTTGAACTTCAACTTCCGCTTTCATTCTATCTTCAACAGATTGCTCATAAGCTCTTGAAAAATCAATGTCTTCAATTTGCACCGATTCAACAATGATTGGGTAATTTTCTAGTGATTGCTTAATTGCGTCATTAACATCTTTTGTTAATTGCGCACGTTTTTGAACAGCTTCAATAGCACTATAATGCCCGAATACGTTTTCAATCTGATTTGGCACTTGTCGCTCAATTGTATTTGAAGCTAAACCCTCGATATCTCTAAAATTCAGGTAAACATTTTCTGCTTCTCCTGACGGTACTTTATATGTAACAGACGCCCGAATTTTTGCTGGTTGCTGGTCCTTGCTATATGTTGATAATTCATTGAATGAACGATTTTGAGTGCGAGTGCTAATATACTTAACAGAATCGATAAACGGTAATTTAAAATATAAACCAGCATCATTTGTGCGAGTTATAGCGCCATTTCTTAATTGAACCGCTCGCTCGCCTGCGTCCACCGTATACCAGCCGGCTATTGAGATATATAATCCAATAACGATAGCTATCGCGATAAACACAATTTTTAATATAGACATCTCAGTAGTGCGTTTCTCTTTCATTTTTGCCTCACTTTTTATATATTTGTATAAGAATTAATAGAATCATAATAAGTAGCGCAATAGCTACACCCATCATAAATTGCATAGTATTCACCAATAAAAAACCGCTACATGAGCGGTTTGTTTAACTAATTGATTTAAAAGGGAATATTATCGTCAAATGTATCTTGCTGAGCCTGAGCTGGTGCTGGCGGTTTAGGTTGTTGTGCTTGTTGTTCATCCTGCTTTTTAGTCAATTGAATTTGAGATACTCGCAAACACGGTCTTGTGAATGTCGCACCATCTTTTTGCCATTCTTCAACATAAAACTCACCACTAACCACAACTAAATCACCTTTTTTAATATTTGGCGCATAACCCTCTGCCGCTTTACCCCACAGAACGCACTTAATCCATGATGTTTTTTGATGTTCGCCGTAACCTTGTTTAACTGGTAATTGAAATTCTGCTATTGCTGTATTGTTTTGTAGATAACGTAGTTCAGCATCTTTACCAACGTTACCCGTTGCTGTCATTGTGTTAATTGCCATTTTCTTGCTCCAGTTGTTTTAAATTTTCATCAATTTGATGCTGTATTTTTTTAATGTGTGCTTTTAATCTAAAATTTACAGCTTGTGTTGCGTCGTTTAAACTTGAATGCAATAAATAATCCCCCCAATCAAATCTTGTTTTGTCACAATAAACAAGATTTTTTGTGATTCTTGTAATTATGAGTTTTTCTGGTTTTAACGCTAGCTGATTTGTGTACCAAACAACATCCCCAACTTTTAGCTTTTTCCATTCTTCATCTGTAATCATAATCACATCACCTTTTTAAATTTCAGTTCAGCATCGTTTGAGTGAACATCTTCTTTTATCTCACCCCAACAAATATCTACATTGTTTTCATCGTCGTTTTGTAAATAAAAATCCAAACATTGTTCTGCATAGCTTTTTGCTTCTTCTTTGGTATTGTGATATTCAAAGCCCTCGCCATTGTGGTCATACGTAAAATATTTCATAATTACTCCTTAATACCTATTCCAATCTCTACAAGATCTGGAAAATAAGAATCAACTAACTCTTGTTCGTAAGCATTTTTATCTTCCGCAGCTTCATATTCAGCTTTATCAACTTCTATTTCTACTTCATTGTATGACGGACCAATTCGCGCGCTCACTACAAACGTTATTTTTTCTGACATAAGTACTCCTCTTAGCAGTTAACTATTGTTGTATTAAGTAATTGCCACTCTGTCGCCAACGGCGTGACTACCGTCATGTCAAACAATACGGCTTGTATATTTCAAATTAGCGGGCTAACTGCAATTGCGGACAGTGTCTCTGCTAACACTAATCATCAACGCATATACCAGACGTTATTTTTTAGCTTGTTGTTATACCTAGTTTTTTATTTAAGTTTTCAACGAAAACGGCAGGTAAATTGGTTTTTGTGATATCTACTTGTGTACCGTCTAAAAAATTGACGGATTCGGGCCATATTTCTTGTAATTTTTTGAGAGTTGCACAACTATTTAAGATAGCCATAATTTCATGCTTTAAATCATTTTTTTGTTTTTCTGAGTTTTCGATCTGGTTCTGTAATGATAAAAAACGTTTTGAAAACTCATGATCGGCGGTGTACATCGGCTGCTCTTTTAATTCGTAAAAATCACGCTCGGGTGGTAGTGTTAGATATGCTCTTAATCCGTTAAAATAACATCTCAATCCCTCGTAAGCGTAAAAACAGTACCATAATCAAATGGCAGCTTTTTTACTCGGGCTCTTATCTCATCCGCCTCTTTGAGTTGCTCAGCAGTTACGTTATCGTTATAAACATCAAGAGCTAATTTAGATAAATTTTCATTTGCTATTTCTAGCTCTTTATTTGCTGGCGATTGCTCAATTGCATTTTTACAAATTTGCTCTTTGATAGTTTTAGTTAATCTTGTCATAATTTTTTCCTTTTAATAAAAACCGTCACTAGGACGGTTATGCTTCGACCACGGAAAAATCAGCATCTAAAATCATTTCATTATCTTGACTTATGCCAGCTTCCGCTTTTTCATCCAAAATTACAGCTTGTTGGATTTCAATTGAAACAGGTAAATACTTAAATAATCGTCGAATAACTGTTTTCTTTGCCATTTCTTCCCAGTGAGTTATCCAAGGTCCTTTATCACCAGCTTTACTTTGTTTGCGAACCGATTCAATTTGGTTGAATGTCATTACTTCAAATTGAGAACCACCGTCTTTCAAGCGGGCAACAGCATAAACATATGTGATTGGTGCTGATTCGTCGGCTTTTGGAGTGTGTTTTAAATCCTCATTTAAACCATACTCATAATGAAAATCATCGCCTTCTCGAACGGTTCTTGCTGATATACTGATGATTTGCCCTGAACGTCTAGCAAGATCAATCATGCCTCTATAGCCAATAATTAACTGTACGTTAGATTTTCCATCCTTCGCTTTACCGTTACCAAATGGGAGTAGGTAGGCATGCCCAAGAGCTCCTCCTGGTTCTAAACCCAGTTGCGAGCATTGAACAACTGCTCCTAAAAAACTTTGAATGTTTGAGTCTGCTAATGCTGGCGTTTTCCGAATTTCTGTTGTAACGATTCTTGCCATTCTGTCGGGGTTCATGTGTTTTGGCAGTGCCATGGCAAGTTGGTTTTTAATTTTTGGAGAGTTAACTAATTCAGCTAATGTTGCTGGCTTTTTGTCTTGATTTGTTAGTTGAGTTTTTTCTAGGTCAGATTTAGCAATAGGTGGTTGATTTTGTTCACTCATTTTTTAATTCCTTAGCCCAATAAGGCAATGATAATGTTTGAAGTGCTGGAAAATTGTTGTCTTCTGTACATTGTTTGAATCTAAATAAATTAGCTTTATAAACTTGACGACCAATGTTTTTAGCGGCCTCATCTAATATGAAAGTTTTTACAGGGTATCTACCACAATTGATTGTTGTGCTAACTACCAAGAAAACAAAAGTAGGTTTTTCTCCAGTGATAGATTGAACACCGTCGCTATAAAACGAGTCTTGCACATGATAACGATAGTCATATGAATGAGCATAAAAGCGATCAATATCAGCAGATGTTTTTATATCCGCTACCCAGTTAAATTTTTCTATAAATTTATCAGGTCGGCATCGGCATAAAATATCGGTATCAATATCATTCCAATATATAGATGATTCTGTATGCCCTTGTTCTTCAATAATCCATTTTGCTAATGGATGAGCCATTGCACTATCACGCATTAGAAGTAACTTTCTGTAATCTTCATAGGTGATGATTGTTTGATTGGATTCTTCGGCTTCTTTTAGTAATTCTTGATACTGTGCTTTTCCTGCGTTGGTTCTTAAATTGATTGGATTAGGTATTATGAAACGCCTTTTAAATTCTTCAGGCTCTAATAGTAAACAATGAAAAGCTGTCCCCATGTCCAGTGATGACATTTTACTTTTATCAACTGGCGCATTTTTTACCCACTGATAAAGAGCGGGACTTTCTTCAATAAAATCTAGTTGCGATTTACTAATACCTGCGCCATTGTGATAATCTTCGTTAGATATATCGTAATAAATACCTTGTTTCATTATCTTCACTCCGTTGCCACTTCTAACATCCATCGAATCAACCCAAACAGTCCACCGAATGTCACAATTAAGACACAAAAAAGGGCGTATATTTGCTCGCCCTTAGTCATTCTGTAATTAATGTTAAATCGGTCTGTTTGATAAACATTACAGCCGACATGATCAATTGGTATTGTGTTCATTTAGACGTCCTTTGGTCGTTTTGTGAGTGAGAGACGCCAGTTAATGCCGTCGGTATTCACTGCTAGCAAATCAGTTACATCAATTGTTTCAGCGTCGTCAGGAACGGACCACTGCTCATAACGCGGATTAAGAAATGACGTTTGTGTATGTAAAGAGATGCTTTCATCTTTATTCATCGTCGCTAATTTCCATTTTTTACTAAACATTTGCCACATTTCACGTGAAAAAGGCAGCGGTGTTGGTTTTGGTACAATGCGATATTTAGTGTTTTCTTTGAGAATTAAAAAAAAGTCTTTTAACTCTGTCCAATCATTACTTTTACTTTTATATTCAACTGGTATACCTTGTAGTATTGCTAATAAAACCTGAACAAGGTGTTCTTCACGGTAATTCTGTGGTGTTAATTTTTCCATTATTCACTCCTCAGCTCTTCGAAAAACCAATCTGTTATGTCTTCGCTTTCTTCACCGGTTCGGAATGGCTCCAGATCATCCCAGACCAAACCGCATCCGTATCCATTATATTGTTCAATAAATAAAGGTTTATTCTCTAATATTTCTTCCGGTACGCAAGACGGAGATTCTCCGTGATACCAGTTAATTTTTGCATCTAAACACGCGTTTAAAACTAATGCCACTTCGTGCTCAGTTTCACATTTAATAAACCAGTTTTGCTGTTTTAATCGCTCAATAATCTTTTTACTTGTCATTGTTTTATCCCCTTTCTGTCTGCTAATTCTGTAAAAAAGCCCTCAAAAGAGGGCAAAGGATTTGCATGTACTCGTCTTTCCGAGCTGTCAAAATTCGTTAGCTTAATAAAATGATTTTTTATTTTTTTCATTAAAATGAAATTCAGCTTTTTCATAACATATGAGCTTTAATGCTTTTTGAACTGAATCAGTGTCAACATCATCCCAACCAAACGCTTTCATTATTTTTTTTTCAATTTCTAGATAATCACTATCGCTGAGTTTGTCATAAAGTTCGTTTGATTGAGCTTTAATTTCTGCTTCTTTAGCGTCTTGCATTTCAGAATGCTTCATCATGTTGCAATAAGCATTTTCGTAACCATTTTCTACAGCTCTATGTAACATCATCTATCTCCTTTTATTTCAAACTCAAGCGCACTTGTTTAAATGCGCTTTGATTTGAATACTGGTACATACCCCAGTAGGTGTTGCGCTCCCTTATTCCATTGTTATCGTTCACCAGCTTAGAGGGAGCTAGGCATTTCGTTCTAAGATGAGCTTCGCTTTCACACTGTCTACTTGAATAACACTTTATAAGTTGTTCCGACTTTCCGAATTTTTAAAGAGCTTCAACTTTGTTAAGTTGATTTGTTTTGATGTGATCATTACAACATAAGTTGTTATTAATATCAACATCTAAAGTTGTTATTATTTTTAATTAAGTTGTTAAGTTGTTGTTTTTGTGTGATTGATTGTTATTCGTTTGATTGTTTTTTAATCAGTTGGTGTTTTAAAGTTGTGGTGGGGGATTTTAGGCGTGAAAAAACCCGCACAGGGCGGGTTGGTTTAAGCTGCAAAATTGAATTCAGCTCTCTCAATCCTTTTTAAGGCTTGTTGTGGAGTGTTTACAGGGGTAACTATGATTGAGTGCTTATCTCCAACTTCTTCTAGTGTTAATAAAGCATCATTTAATCGCTTCATCTGTCGCTTGCTAAATGTGATATCATCTTCAGTTGGTCTATAGACAATAAGCTCATGTGTACTTCGTGTAAAGAGATTTTCATGATCCTTGATAGCAAATAAATCTAATAATCTTGCTTTGTTTTTATCTAAATCCGTCCCTATGTTATTGGGTCTTAATCTTTCGGTATTAATTGCCGAGCGATCACTTAGGAAAAATATCTTAGCAGCTCTAGCTTCTGATACAACCTTAAATTCTCTATCAAAATAACGATCGAAGCTTGGATGATTATTTATAGTTATATCTTTTAATAATTTTGACCAAGTGTTATCTGATGAATATTGGTTATTATCTTCATCGTTAGAATAAAAATCAAGGGATGACAGACTTGATGTTAGCATCACCGCTTGCCTAAGAACTCCGATAATATCACTGGATAAGGTGCTTTTTATTTTACCCAAAACAACACCTTGCATAGGAACGTTCCAGTTTTCTAGAATTTTTGTTTTGCTTAGATGTGAAGTAAGACTAGAAATAATTAATTCAATCAAAGAGTTAAATTGATCTGATTTGTTGCCATACATAGCTTTAACTACGCACTGTCTAATAGATTGTCTAATTTTAAATTCACCACCTTCACTAACAGCTACCACGGCGATAGTAAGTTTTTCTCCAGAGCCCATGATTGGCTCAAAGTAAATTGGAGCCCAAATAGCTTTATAAGTTGGCGCTTGTGGTATTGTGGATAATAATTTATTACTATCAAACATTTACAAAATCCATCTGGTTTGGGTTAATTCTATTGTTTATGATTTTTTGAATGAATTCACTACGACTAGTTAAAAAATATAGTAACTCATTTTTCGATTTATGAGCAACAGGTATTTCATTAATAGCTTTATCTATTAGATTATTATTATTTATTTCTTTTATTTTTTCGCACCAAATAGTTAATTTGTTACATAGCGCAATTTTATCTAATTTATGTTCACAAGATAACTCGGTAAATTTACATAGCAAATGATTAAATAATATATTATTCCAGTCTTCATCATGGTTTGGTGTGAATTTATCTAATTGCATTGATAAACCATGATCAATCATAGCTATATCTTTTCCATTGTATAATAAATTACCAGAATGCCGGTCTGGATTGATGATAAATTCATCAAAAAAAGACGCGCTTTCAAGGGCGCTCCAGCTTTTAATTATTGAATGAAATTCAATATAATATGGGTCTTGAATATTTAATCTATGATAAAGATTTGGATACCCAACATCAAGAGAACCGAAACAGAAAACATCATATTGGTCTAATAGTAATATAGGTTCAGGAATTGGCAAATTTATTAGTCTGCCTAATATTGCACAAATTAATTCTTTTAATATCTCAATTCCTTTTATATACTTCGCTACAACAGGATATTCTTCATTATCACAACAAGCGATACATCTGAAAGAACTATTTATGCCGTCTTCGATAGGTTCCGAATCACTAATAATTCTTCCTACTTTTATTATTTTGTCTGTCATCAAATATTATTCCTTACATTATTTCAATTATTTATTTTGTTATATTCAAAAACCGCCGAAGCGGTTGTTACGGATAATCTTTGCCACCATTTGGTGGTTTACATCTCATTAATCTGCCTAATGTCATTTTCCACCCTTTGAATACGCCATATTTTTCAATTGCTAATAAGGCATATTCTGAGCAAGACGGTTCGAATCTACATGCAGAGCGAATGCGATTGGGGGCTATCGCTCTATATAGATATATTAATTTAAAACTAAGCCACTTCACGTCTAAAGATAATCACATAATAAATAGAATATTCTTCTTTCTTTCCTAAAAGAGAAGCAAGACACCCTGGGGATGTTCTTACTCCAACGCTTTCAACGCTTACAAATTCCCAATTATCGTTGGCTTTGTTATTTATTATTTCACGCAAATAAGCTCCAGCTTCATTGCCTTTATCCTTTTTTCCGACATTAATATTTGGTGGAATTTGAACTGTTTCATAAATATAACGCATTGTTTTCTCCTTGAATTTTTATTTAATATATATCTAATCATGGTTATCTGTTTTATTCACTAGAATAACCTCAAAGCGGTTAGCCGTGTTTTCTTAATAGCATTGATTACATTTCAAATGAACAATGAAATACTCGCCCGATTATTTCTATATTTTTTGAATCATCAATTTCATCAGGAAATTCTTCAGAGTTGTAAGAAACAATTCTTATTTTTCCTGCTGGTAATAAATACAATCTTTTTAGCCGACACAATCCGTCTTGGCATATTGCATAAACATCGCCATCACGAATATCTTTTTGTAGTGTGTTTACAGCGACCGTTGCACCATTTGGAATAACTGGCTCCATGCTGTTTCCTTTAGCTGGAAAACAAATGACAAATTCTTTTTGTGCGTTTTTTCTTCTAAAAAAAGATTTGCTAAATCTGAGCTTATATCCGTTGTGATCTTCCGTGCTTGAACAACCATGTCCTGCTGCAAGTTCAATTGATTTGAAATATGGAACTTCAACTTCATCATCATTTAATGGGGTTTTATCATCCCACTCATCTACGTCTCTTGTTGATAATTCATCCATCGGCGTTCCGTCTCGTTGCTGTTTAAGCTGAGGACCTTCTCCTTTAGCTAACCATTCAACCGAAACACCTAAATAATCAGCGATCTTCAATAGATTTCTATTTGATTTTGTTTTGCCTGTCATTAATTTCCATATTGTGGTTTGAGACATACCAATAGCCTCTCCCAATTTCGCTTGAGAAATCTTCTTTTCTTTCATTATTGAGGTTAGTCGATCTGCTAATGTCATTTTTTAAGCTCCTTTTTCATTTAAATAAAATACAACCAAAGTTGTATAAAGTAAAACATCTTAAGTTGTTGACACAAGCAAAAACAAAAGATAATATTTACAACATAAGTTGTTAAAAGAGAGTTTGTATGAAAAATAAAGCAATTGAGAAAGCTATTTTAATTACGGGAAGCCAGAAAAAATTAGCTGATGCGTGTGGAAAAACTCAGACATCAGTATGGAAGTGGCTGCACGGATTGTCTGATGTTAGTCCTGAACATGTTCATTTAATAGTAAAAGCAACCAATGGGGAAGTTGCAGCTTGCGATATTAGACCTGATTTACCAGAACTTTTCCCAAGAAAGAGGGTAAGCAATGAACGCAGTTGAAATATTAAAACTAATAGGGCGTCCGAATGCCTATTATCCTAAGCTAGCTAAGCCACTGGGTGGTGTGAGTCCTGCTGTTTTATTCTCACAATTATTTTATTGGCAAGACAAGGCTACGTCTGATTTAGGTGTGTATAAAACACGTGATGAGCTTGAAGATGAAACTGGTTTATCTCATAACGAACAAAGAACGGCTATCAAAAAACTAAAAGAAAAAGGCGTGTTAATTGTTACAGAAAAGAGGTTAGAGCATAAGACTTTTTACAAGATTGATAATGAAAAAGTTAATCAAGTTTTAAGCGATTTCGCCAACTCTATAACTCAATCATCACGACAGATGAAAAGTAGTTACCCCGATCTCTACAATGTAGATGTCGAGACGACTACAAAATCAAGTTCGTTATATCAAGAGAATACTACAAAGACTACTACAGAGAATACTACAAATATTATTGCGAATAAATCGCAACAGCCAAAGCGACCTTGTCAGTTTCCTGATGAATTTAAACCGAACGATCATCATCGAGATATAGCGATGAATGAAAACATCAATTTGGATAATGAGTTTGTTAAATTCAGGGATTACTGCTTGGCGAATGGCAAAAAATATATTGATTGGAATGCGGCTTTTAACAACTGGTTACGCAATGCTAACGGTTATAAAAAATCAAATAAACCACCTGAAAAATTCATGACCCTTGCCGAGCGTAACAGGGCAGTTTTAGAGAGTATGAGGGCTTAACCATGGCAAAGATTACAGATGAATTTTTAGCGGTTATTGGTGGATTACTTGAGGTTTACGGACAGCAAGCAAGCACAGTCAAGGTCAATATTTACTGGTCAACACTTGGGCAATATCCGATTCAATCGTTAAAAGCCGCTGCGCATGCTTGGGTGCTTAAAAGTCAATTTATGCCTAAGCCTGCGGATTTAATCAAGCTAATGGGCGGTTCAAGTAATCATTTATCACCAGATGAAGCATGGTCGATTGCAATACTTGCTAGCGATGAAACCAATACGGTTGTTTGGACTAATGAAATAGCAAAAGCATGGTCACAAGCTGAGATTGTCTACCGAAATGGCGACAAAATTGGAGCAAGACGAACATTTATTGATGCATATGAGCGAATGGTTGACGAATCGATGATGTACGGACGAGCTATCGAGGTGTTTGTCTCCCAAGGTAGCGATAAAGCAAAGCGTGCTGATGCTATAAACCATGCTGTTTTTACTGGGCTATTAACGCAAGAGCGAGCTAATCATTATCTACCAAAACCAGAGAATACGTTTGCAATGTTGGAATGCAAAACTGAGCGGGGAGCATCAAGTAAAAGCATGATGCATATTGCTAGCATTAAGCAGATGTTAAAAACAGGTAGAGCTTGTGTTGCAGAGAGTTAACCACTGCCACCAAGGACGTTATCACATGCTCGACAAAATAGCGTACGACTATGTGAGAGCGATAAAGAGCAGGGGAGCGGATACGGTACAAATTAAACAGCAATTAGCAGAACGAGTAAAAAAATATTCAGAAGAAGACAAAATTAAATTGAGGGAGTTAATACAGAAATGGCTTACAAAATAACAGCAGAAGTTAAAAAAGGTTGGCAAGCGTGGGGAACGGTTGTGTTGCGTCGTGATTCAAGACTCACAGAAAAAGGTTTAATAAAAACGCTGGCTACAGTTGAGAACTCATTTGGTAATTCTAAAGTTGATGTGTTGGTCCGTAATTTTGAGTGTGTGAGGGTTTAGAAGTGATTAAAGAAATACGATTAACACATGAACAAGCACGCAACACAGCGATTAACGTAATAAATCAATTACCAGTTGATAGCGAGCATCCATTGAGGATTGTAATTGATGAAGACAATCGCACGTTAGCACAAAATCGCATGATGTGGGCTGTTTTAAATGATATCGCAAAACAAGTTGAATGGAACGGAGAAAAGCTCACAGCGGAGGAATGGAAACATCTAATTACAGCTAATCTGCACGGTCAAAAATGCGTAAAAGGCATTCAAGGCGGACTGGTGTTTATGGGACTATCAACTAGAAGAATGAATAAAAAAGAGTTTGCTGATGTAGTGACTTGTGCCGAACAGTTTGGGGCTGAAAACGGCGTTATATTTAGCTCAGATGCACAGGAAGCGATTCGACTGGCTGAACAGTACAAAGACCAATTATCAAAGGTGGCATGATGAACAACGAACACTTGGAACAACTGAAACGATACGATGATAAAGAGCAAGAATTAGAGCGAGCAATAGCAATAGTTAGAGAGCAACGCAGAGAATACATTAATCAGCATAATTTAAATAGAGTTAACGACAATGCCGAAGAAACACAAATTAATTAAAACTGATTTTAAATGCCCAGAATGCAATGGAGCTTGTTTGCACAACGTTGACTTGGATTTATTTGTCTGTAATAGACCATTGGTTGGTGTTAACGGAGAAGCAAAAGGCTCTTGCGGTAAGTTTTACAAGAATAAAGCGAAGTTCAGACGATGAAGAGAGAAATAAAGCATAAAAAATGTAAAAGTTGTGGTAGAAAATTTGCGCTATTTAACTCGCTCGCTCAAGTATGTTCTATTGATTGTGCTATTCAATATGCAAAAGATAACAGCGTTCAAGAGCGAACCAGAATTAAATTAACGCGAATAGCAAAAGAGAGCATAAAAACACGCTCAGAGCATTTAAAGGAAGCTCAAACGATATTTAATGCATTCATTCGAGAGCGAGACAAAAACGAGCCGTGTATTAGTTGTGGACGCTATCACACGGGGCAATATCACGCAGGGCACTATCGAAGTGTTGGCGCATGTCCAGAGTTACGATTCTGTGAGCTGAATGTACATAAACAATGTTCAGCATGTAACAACCACAAGTCCGGTAACATTATTGAATACAGAATTAATTTAGTAAAAAAAATAGGTGTAGAAAAAGTAGATTGGTTAGAGGGGTATCACGAACCAAAAAAATACACGATAGAGCAAATAAAACAGATTAAAGCTGAGTATAAGCAAAAATTAAAAGAATTAAAAAAGGGTGGGTAACAAATGCTAGCAGAATATGTATACGTTGATGATGAGCCAAAGGAAATTGTAAAACCAGTTACGCGGGTTAGGTTTCAATCTGATTACGATATTACTGACGTGTTGAGATTGTGGGGGAATTGGTCAAGAAAAAATTATTATTCAGAACAAAAATCGCCATCTTTGTTTGAGAATCAACAAAAAAAATACAAAGAATTGTGTTCTGATGATGATGCTATGCTAATAGATTCTGCGTTAATTGCGTTATCAAAAACTAACAGGCAAGCAGCAGAGCAATATAATGTTTTGAAGTTATTTTATTTCGGAGAAAAACAAACGATTGAAGATTACGTAGCAGCAACTGGATTCGGAAGAAAACTTGAGCGATTAGCATTCAACGGAACTATCAGTATTATAAGCGCAAAGGATTTTAACAAGCAAACAAAAAACATTATAAAACCACTATCTGTTGTTGATATTGCAAAAAAAATGAATATTGATAGAGCGAAAATAAAATCAATGAAAGAAGGTGGTGAAAATCATATTGTAGGTCATTTAAGCGCAATAACGCTGCTAACAGGTCAGCGTTTAGATATTCTAAATAGCATAACATACAAATAAATTTACAATTTATTTAAAAAACACTTGAAATGCTAACATGAAACTGATATAAATATATCAACATGAAATTATTGTATGTAAAGCTCGCAAATGAGGGCTTTTTTGTTTTCATTTTGTAATTTTTTATATTAAACTGCGTGTTTTTTAAACACAGGTAATATTAAATTATGAAAAAATTAGTTTTAATCTTGGTTTTATTTTTATTATTCCCGCCGATTTCAAATGCGAAAAACTGTAGAAAAGGCATACCGTGCGGCAATTCATGCATATCGGCTTCTAAAACGTGTCGAATTGGAACCTATTCAGTAGCACCGACGCCAAAGCCGAAAAAGCCAAAATCAACACTAACGCCAACATCTAATCAAGTTGCAATTAGTAAGCAAAATTTTGACAATGCAAAAACTCAGCTTACTAAGATATACAAATCAAATCCAGAGCAAACCGAATTTTATTGCGGATGTGATATTTCATGGACAGGTAAAAAAGGTGTTGTAGATTTTGGTAAATGTGGTTATAAGCCCAGAAAGAATTTAAATAGAGCGTCTCGCATTGAATGGGAACATGTTATGCCAGCCGAAAATTTTGGTAGACATCTGCAATGTTGGCGAGATGGTGGGCGTAAAGCGTGTAAAAAAGATGTTACCTTCAATCAAATAGAAGGGGATATGCATAACTTACAACCAGCAATTGGCGAAGTAAATGGAGACAGGTCTAATTATCGTTATTCGCAGTTTACTAAAGAATTTACACAGTACGGACAGTGTAAAACTGCTGTAGATTTCAAAGAAAGAAAACTTCAACCTCGTAACGAAATTCGTGGGATGATAGCACGTACATATCTCTATATGTCTGATAAATACAAAATTAATTTATCTAATCAAGAAGAAAAGCTGATGGCAGCGTGGGATAAAATGTATCCGCCACAAAAATGGGAATGTGAGCGTAACAAACTGATAGAAAAAATTCAGGGTAATGATAATAAGTTCATTACTTCACAATGTAATTAATTTAAGCCGACGAAAGTCGGTTTTTTATGTCCAAATTTCATGCATGTCGGCGACATTGATGTCGTCGAGTCGTGACCGCGCCTAAACCTCTGTAATTACGTTTAGGTCAATCATTTTCAAGGGTCTAAAGCTCATACGGTATGAACGGTCAACTCATAAATGAAAGGTAGCTGATTCGAGTCCAGCTAGACCCACCATAACAGTCCCCTTCATAACCTCTACACAATCTGGATAAATCTGGTTTGTGATACGTTTGGGGGCATCTACAGAATCGACAGCAAAGCTAGACACACACATAACTAACATTTAGCTAGTACGCTGTCACATCATTAACTAACAAGAATATTTATTATGGAAAAATACACTTCACCGATTTCGTATTTCTGGGGAGCTATATGCACTCTATTTGGTGCGCTCAGTTTGAACGATATTGCTATTGTGGTTGGTATTATTTTATCAATAGCGACGTTTATTATTAACTGGGTATATAAACGCCGAGATTTTTATCATAAAAAGAATTTGAGAGAACAATACTATGAAAAACACAACAAGAATAGCGACGAGTGCGATTTGTAGTGTTTCAGTAATCATCGGGATTGTTATTGCTAATTACTCAGACGAAATCAGAACGAGCAAGGCAGGGCTTGAAATAATCGGTAATGCTGAATCATGCGTAAGAGAGCCATATTATTGCCCCGCTAATGTGTTAACAGTAGGTATCGGCTCAACGGGTAATATTCAGCAGAAGGTTTATTCAGACGAGGAAATAGCGGAGCGTTGGGTTGGTGATATCAAAACTGCGGAGCGGTGTGTTAATCGCTACGCTAACGGTTTTCATCTACCACAGCCTGTTTTTGATGCTGTTACTTCGATTACGTTTAATTGTGGTTGTTCAAACATGCGGAAATCAATGATGTATAAACATCTGAACAACGGTGATTATAAAGCAGCTTGTAATGAGTTTCCAAGGTGGAACAAGGCAGGCGGTAAGGTTTTGAATGGCTTAGTAATCAGACGAGAGAAGGAGAAAGCGTTATGTCTATCTTATGCTTTATCATCGCTTCAATAATGGCGGTTAAAGATGTCAACGGTTGGGGTTGGTTTTTATTTGTGTCGTTATTATTGAGTGATTCATCATGTTCAAATTGTCTAAAGTAAATATAGCGAACACGGCATTAATCATTATCGGCTTTGTATTTACTATCTATTTCGGTTACAACAATTATCAAGAGAAGAAACAGCTCAAAAAAGATAATGCTGAACTGTTCGGAAAAATCGAACAGTTGAACCAGGACATCACTAGAAACAACCAAATTATAGCAGATAACGAAAATAACAAACGTGAGCTAGAAAATCAGTCTATTGAACGGCAGGAGCAAATCAATGAGCAACTCAAAAATAATGACTGCGCTAGTCAGTTTGTGCCTGTGCCTGTTTCTAACAGCTTGTACAACAGAGCGAAAGGTTTACGTCAATCGACCGATACCGGCAAATTTGCTCAGTGATTGTCTGCCGAATTTACCGTCCAAAAAAATGACGTTCGGCGATAGTTTGAAATATAACGAACATTTATTAAATGTTATTGAAAAATGTAATGCGGATAAAAGAGCGATAAGGGAAATTAGTAATTAGTGCTGTACTAACTCAGATAAATAATTTATAATAAATGTGCACTTAGAGTAACATGATCAAATAAAGTTATTAAGCAATTTGTTACATTTCTATCTGTATCATGTTTAATTTCTTCGTACTAGGGGATCTGGCTTCTAAGTTTGGCGACCGTGAACCAACTCCCCTTAAAACTACTAACTTAGATACTCCTCATTAATAGTTTTTCAATTAACTACCAGTATAAATAACTATTCACTTTTACCGCATAAACTATAAAAAATCCCGAGCAGTTATAAAAAATAACTGCATATTTAATCAAACCGCTTCGTGCGGTTTTTTTATGTCTGAAATTTGCCATCACACGGCAGACAACAAGAGCCACTTAGGAATGAGTTTTAGAGGGAATCAGATGGTTTTCATGGTTACCTCTCTTGACTGGTTCCCTGTGTGACTAAAACTCATTTCTAATGGAGAACACCATGAATATTATTAAATTTGATTTTAACGAAATGGTTACTTTACAAGGTAATCAAGTAATGACGACATCGTTAAAAGTTGCCAAATATTTTGGAAGAAAGCATAAAACAATATTAAGGGCAATTAGAAATCTAAATTGCTCGAAGAAGTTTAACGAGCGCAATTTTGTGCCCGTTAATTATATTGATGAAAAAGGCGAGGCTAGGGAAATGTACAACCTTACCAAAGATGGCTGCATATTTTTAATTATGGGGTTTACTGGAGAGAAAGCTGCGCAAATTAAAGAGGCATACATCGAAGCGTTCAACTGGATGGCTGAGCTGCTCACTAAATTACAAAATAGCTACATGAAACAACATAATGATTTAATGCTTGAGTACATGAAAGAAAAAGATGTAGCTAGCATGTCAGGGCGTTTATTACGACGCTGGGGCAAAGAGAAGAAACCAAATTTAATAAACAGGATGCAAAAACTACAAGAGCAATCACAAATTCAATTATTAATTTAAGGAAAGATTATGATAAAGCCAGACTGGGAGGCTATCGAATCAGCCTACAGGGCTGGTTTGTTGTCCATAAGAGAGATAGCAAGTAAAAACGGGATAACCGATGGCGCTATTAGGAAAAAGGCAAAAAAAGGAAATTGGTCTAGAGACCTATCAGAAAAGATTAAAAATAAGTCTGATGAATTGGTACGCACTAAAGAGGTACGCACAAAGGTACGCACGGAAAACTCATTATCAGAAAGGGTATTAATTGAAGCTAACGCCGAAGTAATAGCCAATATTCGCATGGAACACCGAGGCGATATTCGTAAAGCTCGTAATATTACCAACGCCTTATTTGAAGAGCTTGGTACTGAATGTGCAGATATAGAGGCATTCAAAAAACTTGGTGAGTTATTAGCAAATCCAGACCAAAACGGTAGGGACAAACTCAATGAAGTTTATATGTCCGTCATATCCATGCCAGAAAGAGTTAAATCAATGAAAGCATTAAGTGAAACACTTAAAAACTTAATCACTTTAGAGCGACAAGCTTACAACATTGACGACACACCAAAAGATAATTCAGTTGGCCAACTTTCGGATTTAATGGATAAACTATCACGGGAGGGTTAATGTTATCTCCTGGTCATTTAAAAAAACTCAGTAATAAGCTTTGGCGTTTAAATAACCTCTACTACATCACGGATAAAGCAGGTAAGCAAATTCGCTTTATGATGACACCTGAGCAGCTTGAATACTTTGAAGGTATGCACACTCGAAATATCATCCTAAAGGCTCGTCAATTAGGATTTACTACCGAGGTGTGCATTATTCAGCTAGACGCGGCATTATTTGAATCAGCCAAGTGTGCGTTGATTGCTCATACTCTAAATGATGCTAAACGATTATTTAGAGAAAAAGTAAAATATGCGTATGACAGGTTGCCAGAAGAAATAAAGCAAGCGAATCCTGCTAGTAATGATGCCGCAGGTGAGTTGGTATTTAAAAAAGGTGGCTCGCTTTATGTATCAACTTCATTCCGTGGAGGCACGCTTCGTTATCTGCATGTTTCTGAGTTCGGTAAAATTTGTGCAAAGTTCCCAGATAAAGCTAAAGAAATTGTTACCGGTGCTTTTGAAGCTGTTGCTACCGGGTGTTTCATTACAATAGAAAGCACCGCAGAGGGTAAAAGTGGTTATTTTTACGATTACTGTAATACAGCTGAAAAAGCCCATATTCAAGGCAAGCCTTTATCATCACTTGATTGGAAGTTCTTTTTTTTCTCTTGGTGGAAAAATCCACTCTATGCGATAGAGCCAGTTGAACAATTACCGTCTAGATTAGAGGAATATTTTAGCGAGATAAAAGCTAAGTACGGTATCAACTTTACCGAACAACAAAAAGCTTGGTATCACGCTAAAGAGAAAACGCTTGGCGATGATATGAAGCGTGAATATCCATCTATCCCAAGCGAAGCATTTGAGCAATCAATCGAGGGCGCTTACTATGCAAGGCAATTCAGAGAACTATACAAAGAAAAACGCATTACCACGCTACCCGATAATAGCCATTTAGATGTTTGCACTTATTGGGATTTGGGTATTGGTGATTCAACCGCTATTTGGTTTGTGCGTAAAGTGGGTGAAGAATTTCACATCATCGACTACTACGAAAATAGTGGCGAGGGTCTCAGGCACTATATGAAGGTCCTGAAAGATAAAGCCCAAAAGCTTGGTTATGAATATGCTGAGCACTGGGCACCGCATGATATTGATAATCGTGAATTATCGGGTGATGGTAAGAGCCGTAAACAGATAGCAAAAGAAGGCTATGAAATTGACGGCGAGAAATACAGTATTAAGTTTAATGTCGCACCAAGGCTTAGTGTTGATGATGGCATCGAATCAGTTCGTGAAATTCTTCCGCTTTGTGCATTCGATGCAGGTAAATGCGAACAGGGTATTGCTTATTTAGAAGCATACCGAAAAGCATGGGACGATAAAAACGGCTGTTGGCGAGATAAACCGTTACATGACCACACATCACACGGCGCGGATGCGTTTAGATATTTTGCTGTAGCTAATCGAAATGCACGCAGACAAGCTTTTACAATTCAAATGGAAACAACATTCTAATGAATCATGACATTACTTTTATTCGACCTGAGCACAAACAAGCATCTATTAACTGGGAAAAAATGCGGGATGTTTGTGCTGGAGCTGAAATAATTAAATCAAAAGGTAATCAGTATTTACCTTATTTAGATCCCACAGATAAGAGTGAACGTAATAAAAAACGCAATCAAGATTATATTGCAAGGGCGGTTTTTTATAGTATTACTGGTCACACAAAAATTGGTTTAATTGGCATGGCTTTCCGCAAAAATCCAACAATTAGCATCCCTAACAAGTTGGAATATCTTAAAACTAATGCAGATGGTGCTGGAACAAGTATTTACCAACAGTCACAATCAACGCTTGAATCAGTATTAGAAGTTGGTCGTCATGGTCTGTATGTTGATTATTCCTCAGATTCTAATGAGGCTATGATTTTATCGTATAAAGCAGAAGATATTATTAACTGGCGAACACAACGAATTAACGGCAAAGATAAGCTAGTTTTAGTTGTTCTTCGGGAAGTAGTTGAAGTCTCTGATGGATATGGTTTTAAAGATATCACTCAATACAGAGAGTTAGCCATTGAAGAAGGCAAGTTTATCTGTAAGGTTTGGCGTCGCACAGGAGAAAATAACAGTGGACCTTATGAAATTGATTCTATTTATGAGCCAAAACCAAAAAATGAAGATCATTGGCATGAAATTCCATTTACATTTGTAGGTGCTCAAAACAACGACCCAACAATTGATGATTCCCCTTTATCTTCATTAATTGAAATCAATTTAGGACACTATCGTAATAGTGCTGATTATGAAGATAGTTTGTTCTTTTGTGGTCAGGTTCAGCCTGCAATTATCGGATTAGACACTGAATGGCGAGATTTCTTGGAAAAGAATGGTGTCAAGATTGGATCTCGTACCCCATTATTACTTCCTCAGGGCGGTAATTTTGTTTACGCCCAAGCACAGCCTAACACTTTAGCTAAAGAGGGTATGGACGATAAGCGCAATTATATGGTGGCACTAGGCGCTAGGTTAATAGAACAAAACTCATCAGCTAAAACCGCAACACAAGCTAATGGTGATCAAACAGCATCAACATCCGTACTCGGTATATGTTGCTCTAACGTGTCGGAGGCTTACACGATAGCACTTAAATGGTGTGCTCATTATCTTGGGGTAGTGGTTGATAATATTGTCTGTTCTATCAATCAAGAGTTTATTTCTAAGATTGCTGATGCTGGCATGATTACCGCTATTGTTAGCTCATGGCAATCAGGCGCAATCAGGGATGAGGATATGATACGTGCAATGCAAAAAATAGATATCATTGACCCAAGCGCAGATCCTGAAACCGTCAAGCAGGAGCTAAAAGACGCAGATCCTCAGTTGCTGGATTAATTTATGACAATTAACAAAAAACTTCGCGATGAAGCAATTTATCACCGCGTTAATCTGGTTGGTTATGAGCATAATTTAATAAGAGAATCACTTAAACTTCTAAATGTCGTTGATCAACAGTTAACAGCCCAGCTATATATTGCGTTAGATGATTTATCTTCTAGTGAATTTAAAATATCACGACTTGAATCAATGCTCAGTAGTGTTAAGTCATTAAATTCATTTTCTGATTATCTCTTTGGTGAATTAAATGCATTTAGTGAATATGAGAGTAATTATCAATATTCACTGTTTGAATCGTTATTATCCGATATTGTTAAAACTAAATACCCTTTAATGCAGATATCGCCCAATCAGTTATTTGCGGTGGTAAAAGCAAAACCATTTCAAGGGCGATTATTGTCTGAATGGGTAAGCAATATCGAAGATGACAGACTTAAACGTGTTACAAATGCCGTTAGAACTGGTTATGTAACTGGCGAAACCACTGAACAGATTATTAGAAGAGTGAGAGGTACTAAAAAGAACAATTATAAAGATGGCGTTTTAGAAACGAGTAAGAGAAACGTATCATCATTAATTCGCTCAGCTGTATCTCACACAGCCGCCGTTTCTCGTGATGAGTTCGGAAAGGCTAATAGCGATTTAATAAAAGGCAAGCAATGGTTATCTACGCTTGATACTAGTACTACTCCGATGTGTATTATTCGTGATTTAAAACAGTATACATTAGATAACCAGCCTATCGGTCATGACATTCCATACGGTGACGGACCGGGTAAATTACATTTTTGTTGTCGGTCTGTTGAAACGTTTATACTAAAAAGTTATCGTGAACTAGGGATCGACATTGATGAGGTGCCAACTGGCATACGAGCATCAATGGATGGTCAAGTTCCTGCTAAAACATCTTATCTTGAGTGGCTAAAAACACAATCACAGGAGAGGCAAGAGCAAATATTAGGGGTAGAAAGAGCGAGGTTATTACGAAATGGAGAAATTGAGCCAGAAAAGTTTTTCACTCGTGATGGACACTTATTAACAATTGACGAATTAAACAACCAACTTAGTGGTCAACTTTCAAATTTAAGAACAGTTGAAGATGTTGAAAATTGGATGCAAAGAAAAAGCATAGCTGCTAATGTTAAATTTCCGAAAGATACATCTCTCGAAAGCGCTAAAGATGTTGCTGAAATATCAGAAGATATTATTAAAAGGTTCAATTTATCAAAACTCTCATGGTTAGGGACAAAAGATAAATTTTCGGAAACTGCGGCTGGTGCTTATAATTTATCTCAAAACTCAATTCACATGGCGCAATGGATGTTAGACCCAAGCGAATGGGAGGCAATTGCAGAAAACGCCGCCATGCTAGGGTTTAAAGATATGGCCATTTATGAAATTGATTTATCTCCAGATAAAAAACAGCTAGCACGGATAATTGCTAACTTGGATGTTTTACCTTACGCATCAGTTCAAAGCATAAAAGGAACAATAGCGCACGAATTCGGGCACTATCTGTATTATCAAGATGAGAAGTATTTATCTAAAATCACTCAAATTGCATATAATGACAAATGGGCGCATGTGCTAAGTTATTATTCTTCTGATTCAAATGAAGAGCTTTTTTCTGAAAGCTTTGCTTTGTATATGCTTGGCGATACTGAATCGAGAAAGAGAATTCATCCTTTAATACTAGAATGGTTAATAAAACATGACAAACGATAATCTAAGAAAGGTCCACGCTTTAATTCAAAAACAGCCGTGGGATGATGACATCTTAGTGGAGATACAAAAGTTGATTGATAACGAGCCAAATTTAGCCATTAAACGTATGATGGCTATGAGTATGAGTGCAGTTACCAATAAAATGGAAAACAGCAAAACAATAGATAAATAAATATTCATTAACATCTACAAGGTCGCTATATGCGGCCTTTTTTATTTTCAGAGCAAAGCTCAAATCCTGAGGGGAAATTATGTTATTTAGAGAAATCAACCGAAAGTTTTATTCAGAAGCGCAAGAAGGTGGCGATGCTGGTGGTGGCGCGACAATCACCCCAGAAGTGCAAGCCTTAATTGATAAAGCAGTTGCTGAAAACACGCAAGGCTTAAAAAATAAAAATAATGAATTGTTAGGTAAACAAAAGGCATTATCTGAAAAACTAAAGCAGTTTGAAGGGATTGATCCTGACGCCGTCAAAACAATCTTACAGCGATTTTCAGATGATGAAGAAGCAAAACTTATTTCAGCAGGGAAAATCGATGAGGTATTAAACAAACGCACAGAGCGGTTTAGAAGCGAGTTTGATAAAAAACTCAAAGCAGAACAAGAACGAGCCGATAGCGCGCAAAAAAAAGCTGAAAAGTATAGCAGTATTGTACTTAGCAACAAAATGACTAATGCGGCATTGAAAGCGGGAGCGTTACCTGAAGCATTAGAAGATATTAGTTTACGTGCCAAAGGCATGTTTATTTTAAGTGATGACGGCGAGGCTGTCGCAGTAGGACAAGATGGCGAACCTTTACTTGGTAAAGACGGTAAAACTCCTTTAACACCTCAAGAGTGGGTGGAATCATTAAAAGATAATGCTCCACACCTATTTCCAAGAGCTGAAGGCACTGGAGGAGGAGGACATAAGGCAGGTGGTTCCAATTTAGTTCGTTCAAAAATGACCAGTACGGAAAAACACAACTACATCCAGAAATATGGTCAACAAGCATATTTAAAATTACCAAAAGATTAAGAGGAAGTTAAATAATGGCAACAACAGTAAATACAGATTTAATCATTTACAACGATTTAGCACAAACCGCATTTTTAGAGCGACGCCAAGATAACTTGGATGTATTTAATGCGGCATCTAATGGTGCAATTCTTATCGATAATGAATTAATTGAAGGAGATTTTCGTAAACGGGCATTTTACAAAGTTAACGGCTCTATTGATCCACGTGATGTTAATTCGGTTGATCCTGTTACAGGTAAAAAAATCGGCGCAGGCGAAGCTGTGGGCGTCAAAGTACCGTGGAAATATGGACCCTATGAAACAACAGAAGAAGCATTTAAACGCCGTGGGCGTGATATTTCTGAATTTTCAGAGGTGATCGGCGTTGATGTGGCAGATGCAACATTAGAGGGCTACGTTAAATATGCCATCAATTCTCTAATGGCTGCGATTGGTGCTAACACTGACATGACAGTAACCGCAGATATCGCGACCGATGGGAAGAAAACATTAACTAAAGGATTACGCAAATACGGCGACAAATTCAATCGTGTTGCTTTATTTGTTATGCATTCTACAACCTACTTTGACATTGTAGATCAGGCAATGGATAACAAGCTATACGAAGAAGCTGGCGTTGTTGTTTACGGTGGACAACCAGGTACATTAGGCAAACCTGTATTAGTTACCGATTCTGCGCCAGTTGATGCGATTTTAGGTTTAGTTGCAAGTGCTGTAAAAATCACTGAGTCACAAGCTCCGGGCTTCCGTTCTTATGACATCAATACGCAAGAGAACCTAGCAATCGGATATCGTGCAGAGGGTACAGTTAACATTGATTTACTCGGTTATAGTTGGGATACATCAAAAGGTGCTAACCCAGATTTAGCCAAGCTAAGCAATCAAGTTAACTGGAAAAAACACTTTGACAGCAATAAATCTACCGCTGGCGTTTTAATCAAACTAGGAGCGCCAAACGTTAACAGCAGATCTGCCAAAGTAAATAATTAAAACAAAGGGCTTTACGCCCTTTTTTATGGAGCAATGAATGATTAATGCCGATCCTAATTCTAGCAACTTTAACAGTTATGCAAGCATTGATGATTTAGAGCATTTTGCTAACGCAAGAGATATAAGTTTACCTGACAATAAAGAATCATTGCTCATTAAAGCAATGGACTATTTGAATGGATTAAATTGGGCAGGTAAGAAAGCCAAACAAAGCCAAACTTTACCATTTCCTAGAAAGAATATTGTTTTGGATGGCTATTTATTACCTAGCAATGAGATCCCAACTCCACTAATAACAGCTCAATGTATGTTAGCTATTGAGGCTATTTCGGATGATTTATTGCCTAGTGTGCGTGAGGCTCCAGTAAAGTCGGAGTCTATAGCTGGTGCGTTAACAGTCGCTTATGCGGTCGATGAATCTGGCTTTAAACCGCAGTATACGGCTGTTATGTCAATATTGGGCGATTTGGTTGTTAGCAGTGGGTTCTCAATAAATTGTATTGCCGAGAGGTCGTGATGGTGAACTTTTATGAACGTTCATTTAATACAGCCTTGAAGCTCCTTTCAAAATACGGAATGGAATACTCAGTATTAAGAAAGGGTAAGGTCTCGATTGTTAACGGTAAAGAAGTTATTACCGAAAATCAAACCTTTACAACAATTGGCATAAAAACCAATTACAACCCGATTGAGATTGACGGAACAGTTATTCAGTCTGGAGATGTTCAGATGGTTTTTTCTGCTGATGTTGAGCTGAAAATCAACGATATTGTAATCATTGACGGTGAAAAATATCTGATTAAACAGCCAAATCCAGTAAAACCTGCTGATGTTCTTATATGCTACAAATCACAGTTAAGGAAAGCGTAAATGTCGAATAGTCAAAATTTTCTATCGTCTATCAATGCGTTTGTAGATAAAGCGAAAGCAAAAAATGAGCTTGTAGTTAAAAAGGCTAGTATCGAAATCTTGCAAGACATTATCAGAATGTCACCAGTAGGACAGCCTGAATTATGGCAAGGTTATGCACCCAAAGGCTATGTCGGTGGACGTTTTCGTGGCAACTGGCAAGTTACCTTTAATGTGCCTGCATCTGTTGAACTAGATAGAATTGATCCATCAGGAATGGACACGTTAAAAGATGGTATCGAGCAGATTGGGCGGTATACAAATGGTGTTCAGTCAATCTACTTTACTAACAACCTACCTTACAGTGTGAGATTAGAGTTTGGACACTCTAAACAAGCGCCTAACGGTATTGTCAGGGTCGCCGCACTAAATGCTCAAGTTCATTTTGAAAACACCACAAAAGGAGGTTAATAATTGATTTCGACAATTTCAGAATTGCTCGAATCGCATCTAGATATCATTGCCAACCAGCTAGGTTTACCAATCATTTATGAAAACATTGAAGCAACACCTAATGACGAAATATACTTGAAATCTAACATATTGCCAGCAATCACAACCAGCTTTGATTTGGGCGGTAATTCACGGATTTACAAAGGAGTTTACCAAGTTAGCGTAGTTGCTCCAATTAACACTGGTAAATCACGCTCTCAGCAAATATCAGAAGCGATTATTAAACATTTTAAGCTCAACACAGAGTTAACCAAAGATAATTTTTCACTCTATATCAACTCAATACCAAGCGTTTATCCTGCTATCACAGATAAAACCACTTACACCATCCCAATTAGCATGAATTACCGTGCTGATACATTAATTTAATTAGGAGTTTTACTATGGGTTTTGCATTACCTAACGGCGCACGTGTTTACGTGCAAAAATCAAAAGGCGAGGCTTTAGCATTTGAAACTATTACAAACGCCAAAGAAGCGGTTGTTACATTGAAAGCGAATCACGGGCTTGTGGTCGGTGATGAGGTTCTAATTGCTTCGGGTTGGACAAAATTAAATAATGCGGTTGCTAAAGTATCGAAAGTTAATAATTTAGAGGTCATTCTTGGCAATATTAACACGACAAATGTCATCGCATTTCCTGCTGATGAGGGTAGCGGAACATTAACTAAAATTACAGCGTGGGAAAGATTACCACAGGTAAAAGAGGTTGCTACTGAGGGCGGTGAACAACAATTTGTTCAAATTCAATTTTTGGATGATGATACAGAACGACAATTACCAACCATTAAATCAGCAAAAAGCAAAAGCTTTACTATTGCTCATGACAGCTCTTTGCCGATCTATCCTTTATTGCAGGAATTAGATCAGACGAACGATGTGGTAGCAATGAAAATGTATGTACCAAAAGCAAAAGAAACTCGCTACGACGCTGTACGTGTGTCATTTGACCCAACACCTGAAACAGCTATTAACGAAATTGAAACTGTAAAAATCAATACAACAGTCGAATCACCCGCAATCACATTTTACAAAGATAAATAAGGATAACTAAATGGCAAAATTTAAATTAGTCGCAGAACCAACGTTTAAGTGTAATGTCTTAATTCCTCGTGCAGGTCAAGAGGACGGGCAAATCGAACTCACTTTTAAACATTACTCAGCAGATAAGCTCGCTAAACTTGAAGATGAAGTTAAAGATAAACAAATCGTCGATCTTGTCATGAAAATAGTTCAAGGTTGGAGTTTGGATGAAGAATTTAATCAAGAAAATATGCAAATCTTATTAAATAACTATCCTGCTGCTTGGCGTGCGATAACCGATACATACTATAAAGAAATGTTAGGTCAGCGCGAAAAAAACTAATTGAACTTGCCATTGCTCTATATACCCCCGAGCCATCAAAAGATGAACTGGCGGCATTCGGTCTAACCGAAGATGATTACGCTGATGAGTATGTAGAAATATGGCAAGACAATTTAGATGTTTTTAAGCTATTTAAAGCAATGTCCACCCAATGGCGTACAAGCATGGGTGGCGTTACAGGGCTTGATTACAATTGTTTACCGTGGGTTATGAAAGTTAACAACATAGCTGAAAACGAGACTATTTTTAACGATATTCAAATCATGGAAAGCGAAGCCCTGAAATTAATGCATAAATCAAAATAATTATTAGTTTAAAGGGTAACATTTGAAAAGTCACCCATCAGTCAAACCGCCTGAAGGTGGTTTTTTATTGCTCTTAGTTAATAAATTTCATACTATTACCCAAAAACTAAGGAGAATGGTATGAAAAGAATTTTACTAATTAGCTTGGTTAGCTTAGTTTTATTTGGCTGTGAAGAAAGAAAAGTAACTGAGGAAATGCTTATTGGGGATTGGAGATGTGATTTTGCGCAACAAATTGCTAAATGGAAAGATGGGGCTTTTCAGGATTACGGCAAGATTGAAAGAGGTAAAGATTTAATAAAATATTTTATGAAAGATGGAACTCTGTATTTTAATTTTGGGAATCCGACTTCTTACCCATTTAACCTAGCTTCCTATTATGATCAATCGGAAATTATTAAGTTTCTCGATAATCATAATATAAAACAACAAAAATCTATAACGTACATTTCTCATGACAAATATGAAACTGTAGATGTAATGGAAGACATTTACACCAATAATAGTGAAAACATTAAAACAAAAACCAAATTAGTTTGCGAGCGAGTTCAACAATAAAAAATTACATATTTGTTGACTAACAGATCAAATTAATTGTATATTCTTGTTCAGGTCTCAAAACCTAAACAAAGCGGACACCGCCCCGATAGCATGCGGATTTTTTACGTCTAAAATTCAATGTCGAGAGGGCGAGGAATAAAATACCTTAGGGAAATAACTCCAGCCTTTCTTTGTTAGGCTTTTGAGCCTCTCGACACCCATTTAAATGGGTAATAATCTCAAAAAAATAAACAAAGGATATAGCATGTCAAACACAAAATTAGAAACAATTCAGTTTCACAATCAACAATTAATCGTTCTTAATCACCAAAACAAACCTTATATTGCAATGAAGCCAGTTTGCGAAAATATTGGGTTAGATTGGGCCGCTCAGCTTAAAAGAATCAAGCGACATCAAGTATTAAGCTCAGGTATGGTCATGATGACCACACCTTCAAAACAAGGTTTACAAGAGTACGTTTGCCTACCAATCTCAATGATTAACGGCTGGCTATTCGGTATTGAAACTAGTCGAGTAAAACCAGAAATCAGGGCAACACTTGAACAATATCAATTAGAATGTTTCGATGTACTTTATAATCACTTTATGCCAAAAGTAGCGCAACAATTCCCTAATACGATTTCGCCCGAACAACAACAGCAAATCCAACAGGCTGTCAACGAGCGAGTTTATCGAACAGGTGAACGACATCAAGCGGTTTATTCAAAGTTTCATCAGCAATTTAAGATACCACGTTATCAAGATTTGCCAGCTAGTAAATTTGACGAAGCTATAGAGTGGCTTGGTGGTGTGCATTCTCGAAGTGGGTTGTCTGATGAAGATTTATACAATTTGGCTTGGTTATATAAAGTAGCTGATAGAATGCGTCACCATATAGAGTTGGTAGAGCCTGCATTGCGTGCAATAGATTCACGTTTTACGGGTGCTTTTTACTCCATGGCTTATGATTACAAATATACGTTAAGACAGGCTAGAAAAGTTATTGAACGGGAAACAGCGCATATAATTACAAGTCATCTTACTACAAACTGGAATAAAGTATTACCAATTATTCGACATCATTAATTAAATAATATTTAAATACAAACCACCTTCGGGTGGTTTTTTTACACCCATTTCAGCTACTACGAACTTTTATGCCTAAGTGGCTGTTTATTTTGAATGGCATGAGGAAAATATGCAAAATTTAATAAAATCAGAAGAAATAGTGATAATTGAAAATGAAAAACCTTTGACAACTACTTTACATATAGCAGATGGCACAAATGGAAATCACAGAGCAATTATCCAATTAATCAGAACTCATATACATCACTTTAATAGATAATGCTTATAATTGTAGCTGGGTCCCGCCTTTTATGGCGGGGAATATGTCTAGTTTTTAATAATACACAGATTGCCGTTTAAATATATTAAGGTTATCATGAATATAAACTTAAACAATGAAGATATTGATATAATGAAAACCAACTTTGCTAGAATTGCATCGTATTTTTATAAAGGGGTTACCGTTAATGATGCTTTAAGAGAAGCAATTATGAACTCCATACAAGCTAACGCCACCAATATTTGTATTGATTTTCAATTTGTTTACGAAAAAACACTAGATGGAGAAGAATCAAATCTTGGTAATTTAAATAAATTAATTATAGAAGATAATGGCGATGGATTAACTAGACAAAATATTGATGCTTTCCTTGAGGTGGCAACTGAACACAAAAAAAATATTGGCGGAAAAGGGCTTGGGCGCATTTCTTTTTTAAACTTAGCGTCAACAGTTAAAGTTGAAAGCGTTTCAAATGAAAAGAAAAGTGTAGAATTTGATTTTACATTTAAAACAGATGAGAATGATATCAAAATATCTAATTGTAATGATGAACAGCATTCTTACACAAAAATATATTTAAGTGATTTAAATTTAAAGCATCCGAAAACGCAAGTTGTTTCTTGTGTTAATTTTGTAAAAGAAAAATTTAATTTGATGCTTTTTCTAAAACAACAAGAAACCCAAAAAAAGATTTCTATTAAGTTTTTAGTCAATGGAAGATTGTTTGATGAGGTAAGAAGCAATGATATTTGTTGTTTCAAAACAATCAATCATATAAATAATAACTGTGAGTTTTTAATATATGCTTTTAAGAACAAAGAAAAGCAGGGGGTACGTATATATTATTGTGCTAATAATATTCAAGTAAAACCAGTAGTGATATCTGAAACTTTTCATACAGAATATGTATTTGCTATTACATCAAATTTTTTTGATGAAAAGGCTAATGCAGAAAGAACGCAAATTGATTTTCAATCTAATGATAAGTTAGCTCAAGTAGATATGTTATTAGCTACCCCTAATAACAATTTTGAAAAAGAGTTGAAAGATATATGCCTTGACGTTATTCATAATTGCGAGCCTAACATCAAAGAAGATAATCAAAAAAGGCTTGGCAAACTAGAAGAAAAATATGGCTATATAAATTTTAATGATATTGATGTTAATAGTTTGGAGTTTAATGAAAAAAACATCATTGATTCCTATAGAAATAGAATAAATCAAAAAGAAGATAGACTAGCAATGTTACTCGATAAACCTGATATTTCCGCTGATGAATTGGTTTGTGAAGTGATTGAGCAAAATAAACATGAACTTGCAAAATATATCTTTCATAGGGATTTAGTTGCGAAAAAAGGGTTATCTTTAACTAATTCAAACGAAAATGAAGATGTTTTACATAACTTATTTTTTCCACAAAAAACTAGTGTTGTGGTTGATGATAAAACCGAAAATAATAAAAATCACTTATATCAAAGTTGTGTATGGCTTTTGGACGATAAATTTATGTCTTATACATACACAGCATCAGATATAACAATAAAAAAAATCAATACAGAAATAGGTAGTAATGATTTTGATTGTACATCAGAAAAAAGACCTGATTTATTTATTTTGTATAATAGCCCTGAAGAAAGCGAGTTGCTTAAAGACGTTGTCTTGATTGAGTTTAAGAAAGGTAATATTGATTATAAAGAAAAAACTTCTGCAATCGATCAAGTTGATGAATATAAAGAAAAACTCAAAAAAATTGTAAGTAATATAAATAACTTTTATTGTTATATTATCTGTGATTTTAAGGCTGATGACGTAGATATTGAAAGAGTTATGACTAATAGAGCATTTACGAAAGTTTTTAGTAATAACGGATGTATGTATTATGGTTATTTACCAGGTTCAAAGACACATGTAACTTTTGTTTCATCAAACAGTATTTTTGCGGATGCTGTTGCGAGAAATAAAACATTTTTAAATATCTTAAAAGGTAAAAATAATAACTGAAACTAAATTAGTTTTGACACTAAAACAAAGATTACGGACAAATATACGAACAAACCACCTTCGGGTGGTTTTTTATGCTCGCAATTGCGGGCTTTTTTTATGTTTGGAGAAAACTATGGCAGAAGAAATTACATCACTACAACTTAAAATTGATGTACAAAGCGTTGATGAAGCCAATAAAAAGCTAGACGTTTTTAGCAAAAAAGCGGAAGAAGCGGCATCGGCTACTGACGAATTGACATCAGCAAAAAAACGCGGCTTAAAAGTAACCGATGAAGAATTGAGGGACTTCGAGCGGGTTTATCAAAACGCAGTAAAAGGCGCAAAAGCATCACGAATTAAAGCCGAACAAGAAAGAAAGCTTATCGCAACCAGAAAGCAACTTGCGGCGTCTAGCGATAAATTATATGCCGGTTTTAGAAATCAGCTTGATAGTTTGAAAGACGTTAATACTGCATCAAAAGAATTGGAAAAAATAAGTAGCAGCGTCAGCAAAGCGTTCAGAAACAACGAGCTTGACCTTGGTAACTACACGCAATTACTACGAGATGTTGCAACAAAGCAAAGAGAAGTGACGACCGCTGAAAATATCGCAACAAAAGCGAAAACTGATTTTTTAAACAAATTAAAAGCACAAGTAGCAACTCAAAATTTATCTAAAGAGCAGTTATTGCGATATCAAGCTGCACAGCTCGGGGTTAGCTCATCCGCTGATGTTTATATTCGAAAATTAAGACAAGCAGCAACAGAGACACGCTCTTTTGGACATGTTACAAGAACAGCGACAAATCAAGCGGCTAAAATGCAAATGCAACTGATGAGTGGTAATTTCTCAGGGATGAACTCGCTTGGCATGTCAATGATCATGAAAAATGGCATAGGCAATACTTTTAGTACCCTGTTAACCTCGTTAAACCCTGTAAATATCGGTATTTCAGCAATGGTCGGATTGCTCGGTAGCATGATACCGAAGCTTTTTGAAACCGAAAGCGCTACTGATAAATTAGCAGCAGCGCAAGACCGTTTAAATAGAGTATTGAATACGGACAAGAGCACCGGACTTACTTTTTTGTCTGATGATATGGTGCGATTACTTAAAAAGGATCGCTCATTAGTTGAAGCGGCATTGAAATCTAGTGAAAAAGATTTAAAGACAACTATTTCAAATATAAAGAGTGAGTTGCAACACAGTTTTATTGATATAGAAGAATTTAAAAGAGAATATCGTACTCTTCAAGGAACCGACAGCCAATCTGGTTTAAAAGATGTCTTAAAACGAATTCAGCAAATTACTGAAAGTGGGCAAGATTTAAATACAATGCTAAAAGCTAACGACCGGGCAACATATGAATTCGTTAGTGGTATTCAAGGGAAAATTGAGAATTACGCGGAATATTTTGGTATAACAAAAGAACAAGCTCAAGATTTGCTTGTTGAGTTATCCAGCATACAATCAGAAACAGACTCAATTAAAGTAGAAGAAAAAATAAGCAATTTAATAAAGGAGTTGAGTAGGCTATATGTTACATCAGACAACAGTCCCGACAAGTTTAAATCTTTGATTGACGGGCTTCTTGAAATAGCAAATAAAGCAAGTGATGCAGCGTTTAAAGTTAAATTTTTAAAATCATTAACTAACGTAGGTAATGCTGCAGACCCAAGAAAAAGTCCGTTTTATCAGTACTCTCAAATGGCATTAACGCGAAGTCAGCGCAGAGATGCGGAACTTGCAGAGATGAGAGCTGCTGCAAAAAGAGCTAATGAAATATATAAGCCCGACGAGGATGGCTATGCAACTGACGATAAGATCAAAAAAGCAACACAAGCTATAATAGCAAGATACGCCGAAAAAACAAGCTCAGCAACCAATTTATTACGCACATCACAACAGCAAGAAATCAGCTTAAAAAGTCAGCTTCAAGCACTTCGGGAACAGAGCTTGACGGTTAACACAATTACTTCAGAGCGCAAAAAGTACTTTGATTTACAAGCTCAGATTCAAACGCTAGAAAGTACTGGCAATAAAGCAAGAATGTCAGCGCATGAAAAGTATGTACTTGCACATAAAGATGCTTTACTTGCTCAGTTTGCTAAAAATGCAGCTATTAGTGAAGAAATTGCACAATACGAAACAGCGACTAAAGCACTTCAAAAAATGCAAGAGTACACAACAAACTTATCTGCAAAATCTAAAGCTAGCCAAGCTACGTTCGGCATGACGTCAAAAAATGCGAATCGCTACAATGAAATGTCAGAGCTTGACGCTCAGCGTGATATTGCTTTAAAAGGCACTAGTAATCCTACAGAAATAACAAAAATCACCGAGGAATATAACAAGGCAAAACAAGCGCTACAACAAAGTTGGCAGCAGGAAGACATTAATCAAACCGATTGGTTCGCAGGGCTAAAAGTGGGTATTAATGAATTTTCAGATGCTTCACAGAACATGTTTGATGCGTTTCGTGATTTAGGACAACAAACCATGAGTTCTGTTAGCCACTCATTAACTGAATTTGTTACGACTGGGAAAATGAGCTTTAAAAGCCTTACTAAGTCAATTCTCACAAATATTATTGAGATTATCAATAAGTTACTAGTTGCTCAAACAATACAATCAGCCATGGGGTGGTTTGGAATGGCTAGCGCTGGTGCTGGTGCCGCAACAGGAGGGCTACAGCAAGCATACAGCGGTGGATTGATTAGAGGTTACGCAACTGGTGGGGATGTTGGATACAGCATTAAATCATGTGGTTTTACAGGACGAGGCAACAAGTATGAACCAGCAGGTATTGTTCATAAAGGCGAATTCGTATTCACCAAAGAAGCGACAAAACGCCTTGGCGTTGGCAATCTTTATGCGTTGATGAACGACGCTCAAAGAGGATACGCAAATGGAGGCGCAGTTAATCTTGGTCATGCCTCACCAATTGCTTTTACTCGTAAATCAAGCGGTTCATCTAACGCCGTAAACGTTACAGCTAACGTAACAGTGAATATGCCGTCTACCAACAATGATACGTCAGGCGTTAAAAGTGGTATTGATGCTCAATCAGCTCAAAAACAGATTGGCGCAGTCATTCAAAAAGAGATGAATGAAATGTTTAAAAAATCTGTTTCTCCCGGAGGGGAGCTATATAACATAATGAAAACAATGAGGTAATATGGCAATAGATATATTTAAATGGAAAACAATGGGCAATCCAAAAAATACAGATTCATCAAGCATTAACGAAGCTGGATTTGGCGACGGATATGTCCAGTTATCCAGTAATGGTATTAATAATGCCAGTGAATCGTGGGACTTAACTTATACAGGATGCATCAATGAAATAAAAGAAGTTCGTGATTTTTTAAACTCGCACATCATAAAGTCGTTCAAGTGGAAAAATCCTTATGGCGAAGAAAAATTATATCGAGTTGTTAATAAATCAATCGAATCCGAATTTGTTGGCGGCAGAGTAGTTTCACTATCATTCAAATTTATTCAAGCTTATTCACCTTGATTAAAAACTGGTCAGGAAAGGCATTGATTTTATCAAAGTTTTTTCTGATGTTTTTTGAGGGTGAACTCAACAACCCTTTTTTTAATCGCTTTTTTAATTCATTGAAAAATATAGATTAATTTAAGTGCTAGAAAAAAGGGTTATTTTGTGAAAATTGGTTAAATTTTAGTTAAAACAAAAGGCTATGTTTGATATAATCTAGATTACCGCCGAGTAGGCGGTTTAGAAATCGTAAGCGTCCTCCGCCGTATGTAATACCCAGTTCACCGCTGCATAAGCGGTTTTTTTATTGCACTTGGTTAATAAATTTCATACTATTAATCAAAATTACTTATAGGAGAATAGAGTGAAGAAACTTATATTAATTGGTTTATTTGGCTTGGTTTTAACCGCTTGTAGCACTGTGAAATATAATTATGTAGCTGAAACAAAACAAATAAGCTATCCCGATTTGAATGTTGTTACAAAAACCTTTATTGGCGACGATATGGTTAGACAGGGCACAGTAGCGTCAAGGGATGTTATTTATTTTCCTCAAACTACAGTTGTTAGCAGAGGGGTGGATTTTACTATTCATGCCGGAGAATACCCTAAAGTAGGTGAAGATCAAAAGTATCTATTTTTTGGTTTAAATGAGTTAAATTCTGGAGTAACAGTGGGTAAATCAACCTTTGCTGATTTACCTGTAGGGATTAGAACTAATAAAAAAGATAATGACCTATGCATTGTTACTGTTAGTGGTGGCTCTTTATGTAACAGTAATTCTTCATTTTCGTACCAAAAGAAAAATGTAACTTATCAAAATGCGTTCCAGCAGATACTAATCTATAACGGTAAAGTAGGGCATAAGATTAACATCGGGTATAAAGAATTTAATAAGGATTTTTCTCGCCCTGCATTTTCAAATAATGTTGAATATGACTTATCAGAATCAAAAATTATAAGATATAAAGGTGCAGAATTAGAAATAATAAAAGCAACTAATCAATTCATTGAATATAAAGTATATAGTAATTTCAATCTGAGATAAAAAAAGCCCTTTCGGGCTTATTTAAATTTAGTTAATTTGTTATTAACTACCAAGCAATTCAAACCCTCTAAGAGGGTTTTTTATTATCTAAAATAAGGTAAATACATGAAAGTTTTTTCAATAGTTTTTCATGATAAAAATGGCGTAATACTCGCTACAGATCGGCATGATGATTGTTGGGTAAGGTTATTTGGGAAGTATTATGGTCGCTTAACCAAGGTTAGAGACCATAATGAATTTATTAAGGCTGGAAGCATGATGAAATTAGTCGAATTACGTCAGGAGTCCGAGATAGACCCAAGTCTAATAGTTTCAATACCAAGTGTTTTGTGGCGTCTACAGGAAGCTCTTTCAACTTACCAAGATATGTCTTTTTCTCAGTCTCAGTTAATGAAGATTGCTTGATAATATCTTCCAGTTTTTCTAATGTTTCATTGTGAATTTTAATAGTTGTAACATTAAGTATTGAAGATAGACCGCCATCATCACGGATAAAATCAACGCCCTTTTCTGTGATTTTTAAATTTTGATAGTAGATTATTTTATCATCTGCACCCCACTGGATACAGTTTTCAACCAAACCATGTTTACTTAGATACCAAACATTAGCGACAAAATTGTCAGTTGAACCGAAAAGATTGGTCAGATTTTTATATTCTGCATTTGTAATATTATTTGGGAATTTATCATAAAGAAACATCAATAATTCATTTTGCTTATCGCGAGGGAATTTATCCATCATGCCTCCTTTTATTAGGGTTAGGGCTTATTTTTTATTTTGTAATGTGAACTTAAAGCATTAATTAATTCTTCTTCTAGTGATATGCCTGCTTTTTTAGCCTTATTTTCCATAAAAGCTCTTAAGTTTGGCTCTAAATATAACCAGTGCCAATGTTCTCCTTTTTCATTTTGAAGTGATATTAACTCACTTTCATCACCGTAGGCTAGCCAATTAAAGGGAACTTCTAGTGTTTCTGCTAGCTTGGCAATAATGTTTGCTCTTGGTTTATTTCGGCCTGCTTCGTATCTTGAAATTTGAGCTGCTGCGATACCAGATATTTTTGATAATTCTTCTTGAGAATAACCTTGTTCGGCTCTTCTTTGTATTAATCGTTTTGCAAAAGTGTCATTATTTGTCATAAATAGTATTGAAATGTATTGACATGGTTAATTATTAGAATTAGTATACTATACATTCCATGACACTTTAAGACATTTTATTATTAATTATGAAAACAAGAAAAAGTATATCTTTAATTAGAGATCATGTTGGACTAGATAAAAAATTAAAATCTAAATTATCTATATCTAAAAATGGTTGTCATGAGTGGAATGGAGCTAAAAATTATGATGGCTATGGAATGATTTGGTTTGAAGGATATTCTTGGGCTACTCATAGAGTTGCTTATGAATTAGCTTATGGTGCTATACCTCAAAATAGCAAAAATTTTTGGGTATTGCACACGTGTGATAATCCGTCGTGCTGTAATCCTGAACATTTATATGTTGGTTCTCCGTCTGACAACGCAAAAGATTGTGCTGAAAGATGTAGAAAAAGTGTAGGTTGGCGTTTGTGGGCTAGTCAAGATCCTAATTTTGACCCAAAGAGAAAAGTAGGGACTGTTTATTATGAATACAGAAACGAAATAAAAACTTTACATGAATGGGCTGAACTTTTTGGTATCAATGCGAGAACTTTAGATCAGCGATTTGCAGCAGGATGGAGAGAGGAAGATATTCCTACACCAGCTAATAAATATAAAAGACATTTATCAACAGACTGTACTACTCACTATAGAAGGTTTTCAGGTATAGCAGAAGTAAATCAATATTTAGCAAATAAGGAGAAAAAATTGAAAGAAAATAAAGTACCAGTATCAGCTAGAATTCCCGATTGGATGAAATCTATTCTTGAGAATTCAGCTATTAAAAATGATAGAAATTTTAGTTTAGAACTAATTAACAGAATAAAGCTGTCATTAACAGAGGAGGAAAAGAAAATTGCAGGCATCTAAAAAACTAAAGGCTTTAACTGCGCCAACAGCCAAAGCCCAAATCAAGTTAACCACAAACGCTAAATAAGGGAAAACTTATGAATAATAGTAATATAAACAACTCTAATTGTCCAGTAATAGCTGGAATCTCTATCACAACCGATAAAGAGGGTCGATATAATCTTAATGCGCTACATAAAGCTAGTGGAGGCAAAGATGCTAAAAGACCTAAAGCATGGTTAGCAACAAAGTCCACTCAAGAACTTATTGAAGAGCTAAGGCAGAATTCTGCCTTTGGTCAAGAAATAATCACTGTCACAAAAGGCGGTATTTCTTCTGGTACATTCGCCCATGAACTTTTGGCCATTTCTTATGCCGGTTGGATTAGTCCAAAATTTCAGTTAATGGTAAATCAAGTATTTTTAGACTATAAAAAAGGTGAATTGAAAAACATTCAAAAAACTTCTAAATCTTATTTACCTGAATATCGACAAGCTAAGGCGATAGAATTATCAGTCAGAGCCTTAGATAAGATGTTTAGCAATTTGCCACATTTGAGTGAACAGTCAAAACAAGCTATCTATGCCGATACAATTAATCCAATTGCTGGTAAAAATGTTATTCCGCTTCCCGTTCTTGAAAACAAAACATTTTCAGCTAGTGAAGTAGGAGATTTACTTGGCGTATCCTCAAATAAAATTGGTCGTATAGCTAATAAGCTCAACTTAAAAACAGAAGACTACGGAATTTTCGTACTCGATAAGTCACGTTCTTCTGATAAACAAGTTGAAACTTTTAGATATAACGAAAAAGCAATAGATGTAATTAAAAATCATCTTATTAATAAAGAAATCGCTTAATCAATTAACAACAAATTATAAGCCCTCTAAAAAGGGGGCAATTACGAGGATATAGCATGTCAAATCAATTAATGTTTCACAGCACAGTAGTGCAACCAGTTAAACGTAATAATCAAATTTGGATCACGTCCACCGAGCTATCTAAGCTTTTACAATATGCTGATTCTAAATCAGTAACAAAGATTTATAGTCGGAACAAGGATGAGTTCACCGATAAAATGACAATGGTGGTCAAATTGACTACCAATGGAATAAACAACAGTCTACGCAAGAAATCAGTACGAATTTTCTCACTTCGTGGAGCGCATCTAATCGCAATGTTTGCTAGTACAAATGTAGCAAAAGAAGTGCGTAAATGGTTGTTAGATTTAGCTGATAAAGAGGCAGGTCATTCACAAACAAGAAAAGATATGATTGAGGTAAACAGAACCAATTTGATTTGTTTAGTTCATCACATGCTTTGGTTGAACGATTTCTACATAGACAATCGTTTATATGATGTTTTTAAAATGCTAGGCTCTAATTTCGGTATAAGAATTCACGATCATTTTGGCGACGGTGCTTTTGTTGCCTCGATGTTTAAACGACAGTTAGAAAAGAAACAATTACGGCAAGTATAAGTTAACGACTGTAAGAAAGAAGGCAGAATCCTGCCTTTGATTAAAAAACAATCGCAATCAAATATACGAACAAACCACCTTCGGGTGGTTTTTTATTAGCAGTTGTATGGCGCTTAATAACCAAAATAATTAACGCACTCTATTTTGTGCCGCCAATTCATTAATAGCAGCTTCTGCCAAAAAATTACTCCGATCCTTATAAAAGGAATTCGGCGCTTTAACTGCGTTATCTATTCTATCGATAAGAATATCGGGTAATGTGATATTAATTCTTTTTTGTTTTCCAACAAATGATGATAAATCAACATCGATAATTACCCACGTATCGCAATGAGCATACTCATCGTTATTTTTATACGAAACATGATCGTTGTGAATATCTTTAACATCATAATCGCCTGATTCGATCATGTCTTGAACTGTTAACAAAATAGCTTCAGTTGCCATTGCTGGAATATCACTTTCTTTATCAGCAGCAGAATAACAATCATATTTATCATTGCATAACGCAGGCACGACAATGCCGTAAGCTGTATTGCTATCGTTCGGTGTTTCAATGCCAAGAGTAAAAAACATAATACCTCCAAAAGTTGGCGGGCTATAAAAGCCCCGCCGATTTTTTGATTGATCTTACTGTGCCAACCGGTAAATCTGATTTTGGATGAGGAACTGGAAACGTTTTATTAGTTATCGGTGAGTAAAACATATGATGACTACCTCTAACTCTTTTCAGAATACACCCTGCACTGGTAAGTTCTTTTATCAGGTCAGTTGATTTCATGTTTACCTCCTAACCTGAAAATAATTATACACACATATACACAAACAGCAAGTAAAAATACAAGTAAAAACACAAATAAATTAGTTTAATCATCTGGAGAAACTATGCCAATAACACAAGATTTACAAACACTTGAGGGTAACCAGCTTATACAACTAATAGAGGTGGATGGTACAAAGTTTGGTCTTGATGAAGTGCTGAGATTTCATGCTCATAATATTTCATCTAATGGTTGGGCGTCATTTGCCGCTGAGAATTTACCATCAATAAAATGGCAAGGTAAAGAATATTTACCGTATCCATATGAACTAAAAGACATTGAATTGAGCAGCACTGGCTCACAACCAACACCAAGACTATCCGTCGGCAATATAGACGGCCGAGTAACTCGGCTTTGTCTTGATTATGATGATTTAGTACAAGCAAAAGTCAAAATACACACGACAATGGCTAAGTACCTTGATGCGGAGAATTGGCTTAATGGAAACCCCACCGCTGACCCAACTCAAGAGCGAGTTCAGCTATTTTTTATCAATAACAAACGAGAAGAAACAAAAGCGACCGTTGAGTTTGAGCTGTGCTCACCTTTTGACATACAAAATCTTAAATTACCCACACGGCAAATAACAACGGTTTGTACTTGGTGTATGCGTGGGTGGTATAGAACGGGTACAGGGTGTGATTATGCAGGCAATAAGTACTTCACTAAAGATGGTATAGAGACGGATGACCCTGCTAAAGATCAATGCGGTGGCTTGTTAAAGGATTGTAAAGCTCGCCATGGCAATAATCCTCTCCCTTTTGGTGGTTTCCCTGCAGCGAATTTACAAGGTAAATGATATGAGACAAAAATTATTAGATGCTATAAAAAAACATGTTGATAGTGAATATCCTAACGAGGCGTGCGGTCTGATTGTGGATACGGGTAAAACTCAAAAATATATACCGTGTAAAAACATATCAGACAATCCCAAAGAGCATTTTTTAATCTCACCTGATGAACAACTGGAAGCCGAGAAACAGGGTGAAATCATTATGATTATTCACTCTCACCCTGATGTGGTATCACTTGTCCCGTCAGAATTTGACCGTATTCAATGCGACTATTCAGGCCTTGAATGGGGAATTATGTCTGTCCCTGACGGTGATTTTTGCACAATATCACCGCGTATAAATCGGGATTATACGGGGCGTCAATGGCTGCTAGGGTATGCTGATTGTTGGGCACTTATTATGGATTACTATAAACGAGAGTATAACATAAGCCTAAAGAACTATTCTGTTACTCGCGAATGGTGGGAGAGTGGAGATGAAAATATTTATGATGAAAATTGGCAATCAGAGGGGTTTGTTGAGGTGGAGCTCAAAGACATGAAGATTGGCGACATCATTATGATGCGAATTGGTGCACAGGTTACAAACCATGCCGCTATCTATGTAGGTGACAATCTTATTCTTCATCATCTTTATGGCCAATTATCATCAAGAACACCATACGGTAAATATTTTAGAGATAGAACCGTTCGAATAGTACGACACAAGGAGTTATTTAATGCTGAGTAATGTAACGTTTAAAGGCGCAATGGCTAAGCAATTTGGCAAGAATCATCAATACGATGTGCAAGATATTAAAGAAGTGTTAAGAGCGTTATGCGCAACGATAAAAGGCTTTGAAAAATACATGAGTTCAGCGCATATGAAAGGTGTCAAATTTGCTTTTTTTGTTGACGGCAAAAACATTGGTATTGATGAGTTTGATATTAATGCAAGTGGTAAAAATTACATGATCATGCCTGTAGCTCAAGGCTCTAAAAGTGGTGGAATGCTACAAATTATTATTGGTGCTATTGCGTTGGTAGCGGCATTTTTTACGGCAGGTGCGACTTTGACAGTATTTGGCGCAACAATAGCTGCATCATCAACGCTTGCAGGAATCGGTATTAGTATGATGCTTGGCGGGGTTGTTCAATTGCTTACACCTCAGCCGAAATTTAACGCCGGTGGTTCATCTAGCGCAGAAAATAAGCCCAATTATGGATTTGGTGCGCCAGTTAATACCAATGCTGTAGGTTATCCTGTGGCTATTTTGTTGGGTGAGCGTGAAATTGGTGGTGCAGTAATTAATGCTGGTATTTATTCAGAAGATCAACAATAGGTGAATTATGCATTTGATAGAGGGTCAAAAAGGTGGCGGTAAAAAACCACACAAGCCTTATGAGCAACCAGATAACTTACTTTCAACAGCCAAGCTTAAAGCATTGATTGCATTAAGTGAGGGTGAGATTCAAGGTGATATTACAGAACAAAATATTTATATTGATAACACACCGCTAGCTAATGTCGATGGTTCACGTAATTTTAATGGTGTTATTTGGGAGTTTCGTAATGGATCACAAACTCAAGAATATATTAAAGGCATCCCTGAGATAAGTAATGAACTGCGGGCAAATTATATAGTAAAGGCCAATAAACCTTGGGTTCGCTCATTTTCTAATTTAGATTTAGATGCAATTAGAATTAAGTTGAGTTTGCCTACTCATGTTGAATATAAAGAAAATGGCGATATGGTTGGTACAGTCACAAAGTATGCAATTGATCTATCAACGGATGGCAGTGCTTTTGAAACGGTTGTGAATGCGGAATTTAATGGTAAGACTACATCTGAATATCAACGAGATCATCGCATAAATCTGCCAAGTGCGGTAAATGGTTGGGCTATTCGAGTAAGGCGATTAACGCCAGATTCTAACTCCAATAGTAAATTAATTAACGCATTTGCTGTATCTTCTTACGCAGAAGTTATTGATAGTAAGTTACGATATCCAAATACTGCCTTGCTTTACATTGAGCTTGATGCTAGTCAATTTAACGGAGCTGTGCCCAAAATCAGTTGTAAGCTAAAAGGAAAACTTGTTCAAGTTCCAGATAATTACGATCCAGTTAGCCGAACATATTCAGGAGTTTGGCAAGGTGGCTTTAAAATGGCTTACACGAATAATCCTGCTTGGCTGGCTTATTATTTAATGCGTGATGAGATAGCTGGCATGGGATTACGAATTGATTCTACCATGCTAGATAAATGGTCTATCTATCAACTAGGGCAATACTGCGATCAAATGGTTTCGGATGGAAAAGGAGGCAAAGAGCCACGTTTTGCTTGTAATGAGTATATACAAAGCCAAGAAGATGCTTACACAGTACTTAAAGACTTGGTGGCGTCATTTCGTGGGATAATTTTTTGGGGTAATGATCAGATTTGTTTAACGGCTGACATGCCGCAAGACGAGCCTGATTTTATCTATCATCCATCAAATGTTATTGGGGATTTTGCTTATTCAGGTGGTTCATATAAAAATCGATATACTTCGTGCTTAGTTGCTTATTCTGACCCTAATAATCATTATTGTGATGATGTAGAAGCTGTATGGGACTATGATTTAATGCGTCGATACGATGTTAATGTGATGAAATTAACTGCGATCGGTTGTACATCACAATCAGAAGCCCAAAGAAGGGGACGTTGGGCATTACTTTCCAATGCGAAAGATGAAGTAATCACCTTTACTGTTGGCTTGGATGGGTATATCCCCATGCCTGCGCGAATTATTGGCGTAGCCGATCCGTCCCGTTCAGGTAAAGAAAACGGTGGGCGAATTCATGCCGTTTCTGGGCGAAAAATAACGCTAGATAGAGTTGTTGATTATAGCGCTGGCGATCGGCTAGTAATTAACTTGCCAGATGGTACAGCTCAAAGCAGAACCATCAAAGCAATCAGTATCGATAAAAAAACGATTACGGTTTCTGCTAACTATAAAATTGAACCTGTAGCTGGTGCAGTTTGGTGTATAGATAGTGATAATATTGCAATTCAATATTTTAGAGTGACATCAATATCGGCAACTGAAAAAGGTCGGTTTACAATAACGGCTATTCAGCACGATCCTGATAAATTCAAATATATTGATGAGGGTATTCGGATTGAGTCAAAACCTATTACCGTTACTCCACCAAGTTCAATTTCTACCCCCAAAAATATTGTTGTTTCCGAAAGTAGCTACATCTCTCAAGGATTGTCAATTGCCTCTTTAAATGCAACATGGGATACAGTGGAAGGAGCAACAAACTACGTTGCTCAATGGCGAAAAGATAATTCAGCTTGGATTAATGTTGGTCGTACAAACGGCACAAATTTTACTGTTGAGGGGGTTTATTCAGGTGTCTATGAAGTTCGTGTAAGAGCTGTTAATGCAATTGACGTATCTTCACCTTGGGCATACTCACAAGCGACTTCAATTAAAGGTAAGGTTGGTAAACCAGACAAACCAATTGGGTTTACGGCTAGTGATGATGTTGTTTTTGGTATTGATTTAAAGTGGTCATTTCCTGACGGTAGCGGTGACACAAGTCATACTGAAATCCAATACTCTACTAATGAAAGTGAAGAAAAGGCACTACTGTTAAGCAATGTTACGTATCCAAGTTGCAGTTATTCACAAACAGGATTATCAATTGGTCAAGTGTTTTTCTATCGCGCTCGACTGATTGATAAGATCGGAAACGTTAGCGATTGGACAGAATGGGTTAGAGGAATTTCTAGCACAAATACTAACGATTTAACTGACCATATTTTTGATGAAATCAAAGAAACTGATGCTTGGAACTCATTAGTTGGAAAAGCTGATAACAATGCTATTTTAATTGATAAACAGGCTAATGAATTAGCAAATCAAAGTAAACGCATTGTAGAAAATGCATTATCTTCAATTAAAAACTCAAAATCAATTATTGAGAATGCATTAGCTAATGATGTGGATTCGAAAAAATGGCGTAATGAAGTAGGTAATGTTAGTGCAGAAATAAAAGAAACTAAAGCATTAATTGTATCAGAACATGAAGCTACGGCGATTGAGCTTACTGAAATATCTTCAACTTTGGATGGGGCTAAAGCTAATATTGATGAACTTAAGCAAACAACAATAAAACAAGGTGAAAAACTAAGTTTACAGTCTGACGCTATTAATTCATTAGGTGCAAGTTTAGATTTAACCAATAATAACGTTGACGCAGTCAATAAAAATGTTAAAGCAAATGCCAATGCAATTAATTCACTCAGCACTAAGGTTGAAAAACAAGGTGATGATATTGAATCTATTTCATCATCATTAAATCATTTGGATACGACAATAGATTCAGTTAATGCTCACAGCAGTGTAACATCATCAACTCAATCATTAGCGACAATCAAAAATGCACTTAATACTGATAACGAGTCAGTTGAACGTCGTAAAAATGACGGTAAAAACCAACAAGAAATTCATGTTGTTGCTGAGAATATGGTAAAACTTAGCGCAGGACTTGGGGATGCTAAAGGTGAAATAATTGATTTAAAGCAAGTTGTAATAAAACAAGGAGAGTCGCTTGAAACTCAAAGCAATACTTTAACCCAATTATCATCATCGATAGATGACGTCAATAATAGTGTTAAAAATAATGCTAGCTCTATTAACCAAATGAGCACAAAGGTAACGCAACAAGGCGAGAAAATCTCAGCTCAAGCGGATGCTATTAATTCAATCAATACGAATATTGGCGAGGTATCAGCTCAAGTTACTGACGCATCAAAAGCTGTTCAAGATACAAACGGGAAATTATCAGCATATAGGACAATGAAAGTTCAGGTTGATGATAAGGGACAGCAGTATGTCGCCGGCATGACAATGGGCGTTGAGAATACCGATAATGGCATGCAGTCAAATGTCATCTTTCTTGCTGATAAATTCATGGTTATGAACCAAGCAAATGGTAACCCTGTCCCAGCTTTTATCATAAAAGATGGCGATGTGATTATGAATGGCGCAATCATCGGCAGGGCGTCATTAAATTTCACAACAATTTCGGATACGATTCAATCTGAAAACTATGTTCCGGGAAAATCAGGGTGGCGGTTATTTAAAGATGGTAATTTTGAGATAAATAGCTCATTTCTTGGAGGCGGAAGAATTGAATTAAACGGTAGTGGATTAGCTGTCTTTGATGAAAGAAATGTACTGAGAGTAAAACTAGGTAAATTGTGAGGTAAAAGTGTCAAGTTACGGCTTAAAGATTTTTAGTGCTGATGGACCTGATATTATATTAGATTCATCTCACACTATGTGTTGTATTTTAGGGATATGTAGTGTTGAACAGCACCAAACAGGTATTTATGTTCCTGATGGGTATCAGTATTATGTGCATTTAACAAACGGCTCTGGTTATAATGTTGACTTTGAGGTAGATGAAGATGGCACCAATATTTGGGTGTGCGGCGCTTTTGATTCAAGAAGTTATTTGGATCACAATCGGCAGGTTATTTTGGAAAATGGAGCTAACGCGTGGGGATATGGAGGTGACAGCGGTAGTGGGTATAATCAACTGTGTATAATAATTGGTTATCCGATACACAATCCTGCATCAGGATTCGGTATTTCATTCACGGGTCAAAATAATTTTTTCTCCATTAATCAGACGTCATTGTGCGCACCTGTAGTATTTAAGGGGGATATTACAATATCAGCTAAAGACGGATGGCGACCAAGCAATATTAATCCGTACCTGAACTTCAACAATTGCGCAGTCTTTGTTTATAGTGAAAAACAGGATTTATCAATTGGAATTGGATATAATCGAAATATTGATGAGCACGTATTATTTGCGCACAACACTGACGGTGTCAAGCTGGGTCATGATATTTCTATAAAAGTGGTTGTTTTTGCAAAACAAAAAATTGTAAATACTCAATCAAAATATGGAATGAGAATTTACAATGCCTCTGGTGAAATAGTCTATGATTCAACATCTGGAATTTTAATTAACCCACAATTATTCAGCTTTGGATCGATTAACCTTAGAGAGTTCGTTAATATACCAAACATTAGACGCCCCATGTTTATTCCAACATCCATCGGCGGTTATGCGAGTTTTGATAAATACAGCGGCGTTACTAAACAGATTGGATTTGCTTCAAATGGATTTAGTCTAGCGCCATCTTATATAAATCATGAAAATTATAAATGGACCCATCCATTTAACGGAAAATTTACTTCAAATTTTCCGTTAATGATTTTAGATGCTGAAAATTATTTTAAATTTTAAAAAGGGAGCAATGATGAAAAAAATAATATTACTATCCATATTGTTATTTTCTGGCAATTCGTATTCTGAAAATTTAAATTGCAATGCAATTTATAAAGAAAAAATGTTAGGGGGAGCAATAAAAAGTTTTGAAATTAGTAAAGTTAGAAAAATCAATGACAATCACTATGATTTAAAGCTCAAGTTAACTGGTTCCATACGACAAAAATTAGATAGTTTCCCGACTGAGAAAACTCATACTTTAATTGATATCAAATGCGCAAACGCCGAAAAAGAAAAGCAATTAAAGGGATTGTTAAAATTATAATTCAATTTATTCAATAAAACCGCTCATGTAGCGGTTTTTTTATATTTAAAATTTGAGGAAAATTATGTGGTATACAACAGGTAAAATAAATGTAACAAAAAACAGTGATACAGTAACAGGCATTGGAACAAAATGGTCTAATCCGTTATCAGGTGTATCTGCCGGAAGAATGCTTATTCTGCAATCATCAAATCAAGTTGAAATATATGAAATTGCATCAGTTCAATCTGATACGAGATTAACATTAGCGGAAAATTATAACGGCGTAACAGCAAAAGATAAAACGTATAAAATCCCAACATCGCCATCAGTTTCTATTGAGCAATTTGCATTAGAAATAGCATCATCACTAGCATATCATCAGAAACAGCTTGATGGTTGGCAAAAAATCTTAACTGGCTCGGGAGATGTTGAGTTAATAGCACCAGATGGGCAAAAAGTCATAATAAAATCACAAAAACAATTATCTAATTTAATAGATAACGCAGTTAAAAAATCAGGCGATGAAATAACCGGGCAGCTACGGTTTTCGCCGACGTCATACGGTATAAAATTTTTGCACGAAAATAAAAATGAACTCGTGATGCGACCGTCCGGTGATAGTTTTATATACGCATACTATGATGCTGAGTCAGAAAGATGGGCAAACAAATTGAGGTATGTTGCTAGCAGCAATTCTTGGCGTTTTGAAAACATTGATGATGTGACAATTAACAATAAGTCAGTGTTAAAAACGGGTGACGCAGTACAGCTACTCGGTGATTTGTCAAATACTAATCTGAACAATCTAACTGGCTTTAACGAAGGCATTTATTTTCAAGGTAAAAACGTTCAAGCCACACCTGAAAACAACTATCCTATTAATGAAGCTGGCACATTACAAGTTTTAAAAAATGGTGCAGACGGAGCTGGTTGCTGTCAAATCTACACTGCTTACAGAAATGCTCGGCAGTTTATTAGAAACTATCGCGGAGGATCTAAGTCATGGGAACCTTGGATTGAACAAATCACAAGCGGAAACTCAACAGTAGATAGTAATGGTTTTCTGAAAAAAGCATCGCCGATATTAAGACTATTTGCAAATGATAACATTGAAGAAGCTGATGGTTTTAAAAAATCGGGGTGTGCTTTAGTAAATGATTTGGCTAGCGGCGTGACAGCTACACGTATTGATGTCGGGCATTATGAAATTCACGGCAGCTTAGGCTTTGCAAAAGAGGGCTGGTACATCACGTTACCGGAGGACGTGAACGGCAATAAAAAATTCTTTGCTGAGTATTCAGTTGATGAAAATAATATCATCACAGTTAAAACGTATACTAAAAAGTTTGACTTTGAAAACTGTCAAATTGTTGCAGGTGAACCAATTGACATAACTGAGGGTCGTTGGATTGATATTCGGTTAGAAATGCCCGTTATTGAAAATGAAGAGCCGATACCGAGCACGTTAAATCCAGTTATAGTTAGCGAGGTGTCGGATGATATTTGATGAATTTGATGAAATTCATTGTGCATTCATAAAAGGTGGTGAAAAAATCCGCCTTTTAAAACCGCTAATTGCACGTCCAATTATCAATGGTGAGCAAGTTGAAATCATCGTCAAAAAAGGATTTGTTAGCGACGGTGATTCAACAAAGTATGCTAAATTCATGTTTCCGAAATTCAATAAAGCGTTAAAAGCGGCAATATTGCACGATTACATGTACGGGAAAGCACTATTTACTCGAAAAATTGCAGATGATATTTATCTGCAAGCTAACACTGAACTGAATGTTAGTTTTTGGCGAAGATATGTAAAATATTTTGCTGTTAGATTGTTCGGTTCGGGTAACTATCGATAA